TGTACCATACAACTCATCTTTTACAAGCATTTTTGCCAATCTTAACGTAAGAACTACTTAGAGGTGTACTTTGAGACTAATTTCAACCCCCATCATAAATTTTAGCACTATCAATGACTTCCAAACGGGCAGTCAGTGGACTATTAGGGCAAGTGATCCAAATACCCTGTATTATCAATTATTTAATTTAGACAATATGAGCCAGCCCCCTTATGTTCCTATGAACAGTGGCTTCTTCAATGCAGCGATCCAAACATCCCCACAAAGATTTATTGCAGGAGTGGGCGGAAGCAATCAGCCTTTTAGTATGACAGTTACCTTTCCTAGTTTGGATCCTACCCAAACTCTTACTTTTAATGCTACTCCGGATCCTAACGATGGATCGGTATGGTCGTTTGATTTGCCTGGGTATACCAATGCTGGAGTTTCTCCTGCTAGTGGAAATGTTGTTTTTTCTTTAACTCAAGGGGCTAAAACTTGGACTTGGACTGTAGTGAATATGTTAGCGGTCGAAATGACTAATCAAGGAAGTTGCTAATGGCTAATCCAAATCAACCGGGTCCTCCATTTGACGAACAGGGTGCCCCTTATGAACCATTTCCAGTACCAGCACAAGGGTCTTTAGACGGTACGCCTCAGCCACCAGATTTTTATAGGGATAAACAGTTTGTTAGCGCTGGATATCCCGTACACTGTTCTCGTACGTCAGGATTGATGAGTAGGTGTGAGCCTATCCTTACTCCCCAACTTTTAATTTCTAGATATTTGAAGGGTATTCCACTGGCATTTCCCAATGGCGATAGCTATTCTGCAGAAGATATTAAGGATCAGATTCGTTTGGCTATGAACGAAATTGAAATGCTTTGCAAAATTACTTTGACCAGGGAACAATTTACGGATAAGGTACCTTTTGATATCGCACTTTACAAATCTTTTATTTTTTTGAAGACCGAACAAAATCCCGTATTGGCAGTTCAAGATGTGTCTATTGTATCGAGCGATGGATATAAAGTGTTTACTATTCCATCTGCATGGTTAGAATCTAGCAATTTTAGTAAAGGGATAGTAAACGTGGTTCCTATCCTTGGGGCATACTCTGTGGCAACTGGTGGCGGAATTTCTGCGTATGGGGGTATACCATATCTCAATGTTTTTAGCCAGTTAACGTTCGTACCCGGATTTTGGCAAATTGTTTATCAAACAGGCGTATCCAAAATTGAGGGTCAGTTTCCAACGGTGATAAATGACCTGATCGGTACCGTTGCTGCAATAAATATGTTATCTGTGATCACTAACATGTTTTTAACTACAAGTCAATCACTTTCTCGCGATGGGATCAGCCAAAGCAGCAGCTCGCCTGGAATAAGAATGTTCTTGCCCTATATAGAAGAGTTGAGCAAAAAGAGAGATTTGCTTATAGGTAAAGTAAAGGCAACTTTTGCAACTAAGTTCTTGATAAGTCAAATATAATAAGGTAATATTTTATCATGAAGAACAAGTTGCCTAATCTCCTCAAAGCCGAATCTCCCGAAGACTACGCCGCTATGGCCAATGAAGGAATATTGCTCGGACATCCAGTTAAGATCAACGGCCAAGATAGTCGTCCCGATAATGGTATTTCTTATCACTCTACTATTAAAGATTTTGATCATCAAAAAGACCATCCACACTCCATTCATGGACTTGCCCAACACCTTCCCTTGAATCCTCCCGATGCCAAAAATACCCAAATAGAGCCAGGACAATTCAAAGATCGTTTTGGAAACGACGTTTTTGTTCTCAAGCTAAAAGGCAATTCTGCAGATAAGTTAAAAGAGCATAATGGTAAATTTGCCCATATGGGTCTTCCATCTACGACAGAATGGACTCCCCATATTTCATTGGACCAAAATACTTGGCAAAATATTAAAAATAGTGGAGCTAAAACGGCGCATGAGGCCGGTATTGAATTTGGTCCGGCAGAGTTAAAAAAGGGTCCCAAAGTCTTAAAAACTTATCATCATAAGCCAGATACCACTGAGCCAACAGTTCCTGATGAAAGTGACTTTACAGCTAAGGCAAATATTCCTGTTACAAAATCTGAAAGTAATGAAATTGAATTAAAAAAAGATCAAGGAAGAATTACTTTCCCTAAACTTGGTACTAGTTCCAGACCAGATCAAGAAGTAGCCAATGTTGCAACTGAGAGACAGGGGAATATAGTTGGTCGTAGCTGGACGAATAAGGTTATGCCTCAAATTTCTTCAGAACATAAAACAAAGGTATCGAATGCAGTATCTAATAAAGCATTGAGTCCCAAAAGTGCAGGTACTACCATGGTAAACAACGCTGGAAAGGGATCTACTCCATCTATAAATTTAGATGCTCATAAAAATAGCGCTCCAAATAGGAATCCGCAGATCAATAAAGAACATGAAGCCTTTCATCATACTATGAATCAAGTCAGATACAAACATGGGGATGAAAAAGGAAACCATGTTTTGGACACCTTAATGTCCCATATTCATCCCGAGGATGTAAAGCATATAAGTCAATCTCTTAAAAATAGAGGATATAGTGATTCGGGTAAAAATCCATTAAGTAATCAGCAATGGAAGGAAGAGATTGTTAATCATGTAAGAGATGCTGTTCATGATAAGACAAGTCGAAACCTTCTTCCCAAAGAATCGCATCAAAGATTGAAAAATTCTTGGCAAAATATGAGAAATTCAGCTAAAGATATCGCTGCAAATAAGTTTGTTGTAAAATCTGAAGAAATTCTTGGTCAAAATCCTCTCATGAAGCCTTTCGTTTCAGAAGCCCAAAGACGTTGGGGTCACACTCAAGCAGGAAAAGAAGCGTTGGGTGGAGAAGCTGGAGTACATGAATGGGATGAGGCAACTAAAGGAAAGAAGCTGCCTGAGAAAGTGGCGAAGGCTGAAGAAAAACTGCCATCAACTGAACGAATTAGGTCAGTTGAAGCTAAAGTTGTCCCAAATAAACCTGTCGGTTGGGGCGGAAGTAAAGAACATTCTAAAAACAAGATCATAGGAAAAGCTCCATCTGGCAACAATATCTACGATTCTCATGATCATCCAGAACATAAAAATTTAACCCATGAAGATCATGCTTATGCAGCCGGGCTTCATGCTGGACATCAGGATCGCCTCATTGGTTCACCAAATCCCGAAGAAAAAAGGGCAAAAAAGAATGTACGCTTGGATGCCATAGAAGGACACGCTCGTAACTATTCTGGACATATGAGAAGATATTCTGAAAAAAATAAAGATTGGAAATTAGGACAACCGTCTCCAGAAAAACCTAAAGAGTTTGAATGGGGCAAAGAAGATGCTCATAAAAAAGCTCATAGTCCTTACATTCCTACTCAGAAAAGCGAATCTTCTATTAGTAAAGCTGAGAAACCTCTTGAAAAAGGTGCCCTTAAGAATGCAGCAGTTGCTGGAGCTATGCTTATAGGTTCCCATGCTAATGCTGCATCTGGTCATTTACACCAATTCGTGACTGGGCTAAGTAAGCTTCCTGGAGTTAAGGCCGAATCTGTATTTACTCCTCACAAAGCTGGTGCTCAAGATGGACAAGGACAATATCGTGTTAAGGTTGGTAATTATACTATTAATGGCCACCATAACTCTATGGGTGGTAACAACACACATCATACGACTATGGACGGACCTAAAAACCCCACTTCCCAAGATAAAGCAGATGAGGGGAAAGCCCAATTCCTGAGAAATAAGCTAACTACCACTGGTCAGCAGTTATTGGATAAAAGCGAGTCGCTTAGTAAAGCTTTGGCTCTTAGCGGAGACTCTCTTAAGAAATATATTGACGATAATAAGGAATTGAGAACTCTGTTCTCGGATAAGAAATAATATGAAACCATATGGTTCAAACGCAAAACGTAAAAACTATATGATCAATGGCGGTTATTGGTGCAACTGTTACCTATGCATGCCTGTCAAAAAGAACTCTAAAACTTTAGAAAGACAAAAAGCTAAAAAAGAAATAAAGAAAGAGTTGGATAAATAATATGAAAATACTTGAAAACGATATTGCATCAACTGAACCTTTTGGAATGTTGGACGGTAAGCCGGTCAATCTCACCAAAACTAAGGGTGGACTGAATTTGGCAGTTATGGGAGATCAAGTTCTGGGAGCAGCTAGTCATCAAGCTATCCTATGTTATACCATTGAACAACGTTTCCCGAACTTCCAACCAATGATCATGAAAAGTGAAGGGCTTAAGCTCAGCGCCGAAAGCCATTCACATTTCTTAACCGACACCCTTCGTAAATCGGGTCATGACGTTTATTCTATCCAAAACGGTAATGATGTCCAATTCTTTGTCACTAAGCAAAGTATTAAGGTTGGATCTGCGAATGGCACTATCGAAAACAACCATCTTGTAATTCGTCATTTGGATTCTCCTAGAGAGTTTGTGACCCCTATTAGCGCAGCTGTTTCTGAGAAAGCTCTTAGTTCTGGCCTTAAGGGTGTGAGGATCTTATAATATGTGCGTTAAAATTATTTGTACCGATCACGAATATGAATTTGATCCAAACATGTCATTGGAGCACCAAATAGTTGGGGCTAAAGAGATTCTGGTTAGCTATGACCCCTTAGATCCCAGGATTGACCATTTTGTCGATCAGATCGAGCGAATGATTAGAAGCGGAGTTGGTTGTATTGCCGATATCAGGGTTAATGCCAATAATAGCATTAGCGGTTTTAGATTAGAAAGACGACTAGAAGATTTGAAAAGAAAAATGAGTATAAACGAAGTAGTCAAAGGTCTGTCTACTCTACATGCTAGTACGGATAGCAAGTTGTGTGAAATATCCAAGATGTGTTTGGAGAAAACTAATGAGTAAAAGGGCCAAGCCACATAAATGGACCAATGAAGAAGTGGCCCTAGAAGCTTTAAGATATAGGACTCGTTTGGAATTTCAAATAGGGAGTAGGAATGCTCAGGCTGCCGCACAAAGAAGGGGAATAATGGATCAAATTTGTTCTCATATGGAGACCGTCTTTACTTATTGGTCTCTTGAAAAAGTTCAAGAAATAGCATATCTATATAAAAGTCGTAGAGAGTTTGAATTAAGTAATAATTCCGCTTATCAAGCTGCTAACAGAATGAGGGTAATGGATATAGTCTGTAAACATATGAAATCTCCTAAAGGAACTTCTTTACCAGAAAAAGAACTGTTGTCTTTAATTAAACTTGCTTACCCCGATGCTAAAAAATTTAGGGATGTGAAAGTTAAAATAGAAGGAAAGCCTCACATAAAAGGCTTTGATTTAGATATTAGAATTGGAAATAAGGGGATAGAATTTGATGGCGAATATTGGCATTCTTTTAAGGGATTAAGAAAAAGTAGGAATAGAAAATATTGGCCAGAAGAGGATATCGCAAATTATCATCAAATTAAAGATGATTATTTTTTATCAAAAAAAATTCGAATTCTTCATATTAAAGAACAGGATTGGAATATTGATAAGGAAGACTGTGTTAAACGTTGCTTAGACTTCCTAGGAGATTTATATGAGTGATAGGCCCCCACATGGAGTGCAGATTCAAGATATTAATCAATGGAATCCTCTGACACAACACAGCTTTAATTTGCTTTTTGACGACGATTTTGTTACTTCCCAAGGAATTGACTACTGCCACTGGAAAGCTATGCCTTCTCCTATTGGATTAAAAGATCGTGGCGATTATCGTCGTGATGGGTTGGATGTCCTGACTTCAAATGGAATGCTTTATGTATATGCTGGCACTTTTACGGGATGTGAGACTGACAATACCACCAAGAAGGAAAGAACTGACGGGGGAATTGTAGATCCATCCGTTAGCAGACTTATTCTCCCTCGTTTCTACAATAAGACCAAGTCTGTCGCTGGATCCGTAAACACTGCTCCTGTTGATGACGGTAACCGTATCTATATGGCTCCCGGTGATCGCATTTATGTGTCCGATCCCAAAGCCAATGTCAAGGTGTCAAATTACCAAAAAATGACCTACGAAGTTGGTACTAATGTGCCTATGTTCCCCATAATTGAGTTAGAGATACCTATTATTGATAGTAGGAATATTTCTTATACACAAGGGCTTGATTTTTGCATAACTTCTGATGGCAACATTAATTGGTTGCCAGGTGGTAAAAGTCCAGGAATTGATCCCGAGACTGGAAAAGGTCGAGTATATTCAATACGTTATCTCTATAAAGCATATCACTATATTGTAGAATTGCCGAAAGAGACCCGAATGACCAATATTACGGAGAATGGTGTCAGGACTCCTGAGAGATTAGCTTATTACGCTGTAATTCAGAGGGAGTACGTCTACCACAGTCAAGCTAGAGGCGATCCTAAGAATCAATCTGCCTCCACAACTCCCAAAAGAGCTGTCCAGGAGCCTTTGGACACTATTAAGCCCTCTCCAGGAGCTATTAGCGTTGACATGATCTCTTTTACCGCCGATGGGATTCCAGACGGACAAACTTAGCAATCTTACTGATATAACCTTTAGGGGACCTTATGGCGAAAAATAACCGTGCAATAGATATTAAATTTCTACAAGATCCTAGTCAAATTGACTCTATAGAGTATAACCCGGCATCTGGTGGCCAAAAGACTTTAACGGTTGGACCTAGGCTCTTGCCAATTCCTCTTTCATCTACTACCTGGACGACCACCCCTACTACAAGAACAGCCCTTCCTCTTTTAGGCCTAAATCTTGCAGTTTATAACAATGCTGGTGCTGTAGGATCGGTTGTAATTGGTGGAAGCACTATTGTTACTTTGGCTCCTGGAGCTATTGATGCTTCTGGTAATGTTGGCGTTCCGTGCCCCCCTAATGCTTGGACTTATCTGTCTATGAGCAATAATCAATACGTTATTACCTCTGCAGCAACTCTTTTAGTTTATATAATGGAAGACCCAACCTGGATTGTTCAAGAAACCGGCCCTTACGTCACGCAAAGTTAATATGGCCCATTTGCTACTTAATACCATCTTAGATGACGAGTTTTTAGGAACTCTTGCTAAGTCAGCAGATCTTTATAAGATCGGCAGTAACAGCGTATTGGATCCAGAAGAAATTCGAATTGGTTTGAAGGTGGTTCCTAGAGCTGTGATGGCTATGCTAATTAGCGAGCTGTCTCCTATGGAAATCAACTCCCATAAAGACATAAAATTGCCTTTTGGTAAAGTCGCCTATATTCGCCTCAATAAGAATGCTGCTGATGATTATACTGGATCGGTTTATAGTGACAACAAGCTAGTCTATAGTTTTATGAATAGGTCGATTCCTGGTTTGGGAATTATTCTCTTGTCCACATTTGAGTTGTACGATTTAGAAGAGCTTTCTAAGCCTGGGAAAGAATCGGAAAATATCGACAGAAAAGTCCAGAAACTAATTGATGAAAGGATGGAACTCCATTCATTGGTTGGTAAGGTGGTTGAGGACAAATTGGCTCAGCGTGAAGCTATCCACAAAATGATGATGGCCAAATTGAATGAGACTATTAAAGTGCAAGAACCGCCAACTCCCGTTCCAGTACATACCCCACTTGAAATTAAGCCTGAGGATATCACTAAAAAAGAAGCCGCTCCTAAAAAGGGCTCTCCTCTCAAAGATTTCATAGCTCGTAAGAAAAAGCCTAAAGAGCATCATGTGGAAATGTCAAAGTCGGAATCGATTGATTGCGATTCTTGTGGCAAGACAATTTTTGGAGATTCAAGTTTTAGCGGTTGTCTGTGTTTTGGAGAAAATATGGGCTCTAAAATATGGATTAAAAAATCCGAAGATGGTGTGCGCTTAAAATTTTCACGTAATTGGACCGAGGACAATATTTTTATGCTTCTTGAGACCCTAAGGAGAAGCAATGGAAAAAATTAAGCCTGGGATGTTTTACATAGCTGCAGATGGGGATGGGGTCGGGAAAAAAGTTGGCAGAGCCGTGCTTGCTAATGATGTCGATGAGCTTCATAAGATTTCCAATAGAATTGATGCGGCACAAGATTTTATTTTGCATTGGTGTAAGGATGTAAGCGGAGTTAAAGTGTCTGGCGGTGGAGATGAGTTTACTGCAGCAGTTCCACAAGATGCTTTAAAAAAACTAGAAGCCCTTAGAAAGAGTGTTGAAAAATCTTTTGGCTATACCATTTCTGTTGGTGTTGGAAAATCTCTTTCCGAAGCTGGTACCTCACTTCTAGTAGCTAAGCTCAGGGGAAAAGACCGTATTGTTTATTTTGACAATAAACTAAAAAAAGATATCCAAAAAGCTAAAAGGAGGGTTCGTGAAAAACGTGCCACTCCAGATGAATATAAGCTGAGTGAAGCCTACTTAGCAAAGGCGGAAAATATGTTGTGCGATCTACATAAAAGTGACACAAAAGCTTTATCTACAAACGCTAAAGAGGGTAAAGTTGTAACCAAACGCCCAGTTGATACCCTAACTAGAGTTACGGGTGGTAAAACTAAGCCCACTATTAGCCATGAAGAAATGCTGAAAGTTCCCTCTTATGTCCATGGACATATAGCCTCAAAACATAGAAGTCAGGCACAGGCATTTGACCCTCAAAATGCTGGATGGAGTAATAAAAAAGGAAATGTAGAGATTTCTAATAGACACCATAAAGCAGATGCCATGCATAGTGCTTACGAAACGCATCTTAAGCATCCCTCAGATCGTACCGACCAATTCTTCGTAAATGATGAAGGGCATGCCAAAGCACAAAAAGAAGCAGGAGAAAAAGCAAAAAAACTCCATGACGATCTGTCTTCTATCGAAGTGGGGACAAAAATGGGAAAATCTGAACAATACGTTTGTGAGTTACATAAATCTGAAGAAGGTAAGCACGCTCCACATACTGAACCAAACACTAATGATCCGTGTCCTTATTGCGCCGATAACGAAGATAATCGTACAGATGATTGTGCTTATTGCCAAGATTTAGATGCAGAAGAAAACGCAGATGGAACGGCTGGAATGCATGACTGCCCAGCTTGCAAGGAATACGATGCCTCACAACAAAATACTGGTGGTATCGACGATTGCCCTTATTGTCAAACTGAAAATATTACTGAAGCTCAGGCCAATCCTGAAGCGCCACAAGATCACATCTGTAACTGCCCTGATTGCGTTGCTAATCAAAAAGATCAAAGCAATTTGGCAGTAGAAGACCAAGGCGCTCAACATCCGGATGATTGTCCACAGTGTCAAGAAATGTATTCTGATGCTGTTGAAAATGAGCCAGGACAAACTGGTCAAGGTGATCCAAATTTACAGGGTCATGAGACTGCTGAAGAAGTTTTGGACTTGTTGGATCAGGAACCTGGCACGGGCGCTCAGACTCCAGCTCAAGCTGCCAAGAAAATTGACAATACGGAAATGCCTCAAGGCGATCAGATGGAAGAAGGAACCGCTGTTACTGATAACTTTGGAGATGCTCAGAAAAACGATATTTCTGATTCCGATAAAGACTTTCAAGAACAGACGCATGATTGTAATTGTCCCAATTGTCCTAAGAGTGAGGAATCGGGACAAGAATCGGGACAAAATGGAGAATTGGGACAAGATGCTCAGATTCCAGGACAAAATGGAGAATTGGGACAAGATGAACCTGATATGTCCTCCATTCTCCAGGGTGGCTTAGACGACCATGCAAACGAACAGAAAAAACAACAAGTATTGGATATGGTAGGCCAGACTCTTGCTGGATTCAAGGCCAACAAGGCATCCCTAGAAGCAACCAAAGAACAAAATCAGCCTTTATATAATTCTTGTATCCAAATGTTAAAATCTATGATTGAGCTTTGTAAGCTTCTTGGTCTAGAGCCTAATATGGCAGCTGGTCAGGAACAACCCCCACAAGCTGCTCCACAAGAGAGCCCAGCAGCAGGACCTCCACAGGCAGCACCTCAAGAGGGTTCTCAGGACCCAAAAGCGGTGGGGTAGCAGGACTACCCTCGGCTTCGAAGCTTCCAACTAGCCATACTACTACCCACGTCGCTAAGGATCCAATCCCAGAGCACGGTATTAATGGTAAGGGCCAAATGAAGGTCACCGACAACAATGGGGTAGTTAGATTCATTAATATGAAAGAGGGGCGTGTAATGGGGCCTTCTGGGGTTCCTGTGAAGCCGCCAAAAGGTTGATATGGGGGACTTTAAAGTCGATATCGATATCTCTTCTCTTACCCAATACTTAGAAAATTTCACTAAAGAAGTTACTAAGGATATTAAAAATGGTGTTGAGGGATTGACCAAATCCGCACATCTTCATATGTTAGAAGAGACCAAGAAAAAACTTCCGGACTGGGATCGTGAAAAATATGAAGCCAATCTCAGTCATGCTGTACAGATAACCGATTATCTTTGGGAAATAACTTTAAGTAAAGATGCAGCCAATATAGAAGAGGGAAGAAAAGCGTGGGATATGAAAGGTCCTCCTGGTGGATTGCTCCATACAGAAAGAGAAGGAAGTAAGGGCAAAATAAAAGAAGTTCAGAACGGACCAAATAAGGGTAAAAAATATCGAGTTATACCTTTTCAACAAGGGAAGTCATCTGAGAGCTTTAATCCTACAAGACTTGCAGAACAAGAAGAGCGTATCAAAGATATAAAAACGTTCTTAAAAGCCAAAAACGTTCCACTCAGAAAGTTAGAAATCGATTCCAAAACGGGAAGTCCTAGACTTGGTAAGCTCCATTCCTTTGATATACCCAGTAAAGACTATGGTAAGGGTACTACTCCTAGACTATTTGGGCTCACTATTTATCAAACTCCGCATCCAAAAACTGGGAAAATACAAAGAACAATGACTACGTTTAGAACAGCTATGGAAGGCGATGGTAAGTGGATGAGAGACGCTATAGAGGCAGCCGGTATATTTCCAGAAACGAAGACTTGGGCAGAAGATCAATGGGCAAATGTATGGCTTCCGCAAATATTGCAGAAATATCAAGGTAGGTAACTCATGAGCTTATTTTTGGGAGATCTGCGCATCAAGGCAGCAATTACATTAGGTTTAGAGGACATTGCCAAGAATCCGTGGTTATTGAATGACATTCTTGGTGACACGGTCGCTAATGAATACATGCGAAGGTTTTATGGTTCTCAAATAGAATCGTGCAAACAGTGGTTGGCCAATAACCGTATTAATTTTTTCATGTCTGAGAGAGATGACAAGATAGAATTTCCTTGTGTTGTTATTGAAATGGGAACCAGTAACGAAAAATCTGAAATGAAACACATGGGAGATCTTTCAACTGAAAGTGTAACTCTATATCCAAACGATATCAATAAGCCGATCCCATTCCTTATTAAACCCACTCCGGGTTCATATGATCCTATTTCAGGTGCGTTCACTTTCTCGTCTGATGTGAATATTAGTATGATCGTTCCTGGACAGGTTCTAGTGGATCCCGTTACTGGTAATGGTTACGTGATCCAAAGCGTAACTATGATGAACCAGGTAAATTTGATGACCGGATTGACTTTAAGCGCAGCCGCTTATGCCGTTATACCTCAGTATCAAACCTATGAAGCTAAAATTGGTCATACGTTTATGACCGAAACCTATAAAATAACCTGTAATGCTATGGACCAAAATACGACTTTGTGGTTATGGTCAATTGTTGTTTATAGTTTACTTAGGTATAGACAGGTACTTCTTGAAAAAGACGGATATGCCGAAAGCATGATCTCTTCAGGTAAGCTATTCCCTAATCCTGACTATTCCGATGCTGGACAGGTCATATGGAGTCGTGAAGTTAATCTAACTGGCCAAGTTGAGTCTAGGTGGTTGAATCAGCCACATCGCTATATAGAAAGTGTTGGGCTTGGCAATGGGGACGGATTTACGGGCGGTCTCAAGATAATTAGTAATAAAAACGATACCTTTGAGGATCTTACCACAGTAAACTGGTCCACGATCCAAAATTTTGTAGAAAGTCTAGAATAACCAATCTTAACACCATGGTGATCAAATATGTCTAAAAAATATACTCCCGCTGAAGCAGCTATGGCCGTCCTGGCTAAAGTCCAAGAATTGCATGGAATGTCTAGTTTGGCTAAGGCTGAGACTGGACATGAAAGAGGAGTCAATCTCAGTAGTAAGCGTTCGGGTCCAGGTGTTAGTACGATGGGTTCCCACATAAGGAATGCTGCGGGAGTGGATCCGGCAGGGGGCACCTTCTCCCCTAGCCCACGAGATGTAGACGATTCTAAATATGCAGCTAAAAGTGCGGCTAAACGCACTTTAATGCATTCAAGGGCTATGCCCAAACCTAACATCCCAGAACCTATGGCCAAAGATGATATGTCCGCTCCTCCACCTCCTCCTTCACCCACCATTAATGATCAAATTGGCAATCCTTTCGGTAAAGCCGAGACTCCCATGAAAGGCCATATTAAACTAGCTAAGTTTATGGGTCGAATGGAGGCTAAAAGAGGACAAATAGATAAAGCTGAAACTGGTCATGAGGCCGGTATTGCTACAAAACCCAATCCTCAGTCTAAAGAAGGCGTTTCTACCGGTGGAGCTATGGCTAGACTAGGTGATACTGGGGCTGCAAAGCAACAGTCCATTGGTCGAATGATGCAAAGTTCTAAAATCAAACCAAATCTTCCCTAAATATGTCCTCTAAAGTGTATACCCCAACAGAAGTGGCTATCAAAATTCTTCAAAAAGCTGAGGAATTGACCAAATCTGCTATGGGTGGCCTTAAACCTACTTCTATTACTCCGGTTGAAGGCGTGATTAGTCCCACAAATGGAAATACTGGATCTCCTATGAAAGTGGGAAGTCAAGCAGTAGTTAAGACGGCAAAAGCTAAGAAACCTGGACAACCGATGGACAGACCTAGTGTATTCTTTGGGAAAAATGAAGAGTTGAAGGGTATTAAGAAGTCAAGTATTGAAAATTTAAGGTCTTTTTTGGACAAGAGAAAAGCTAAACAATAGTATCGCCAATCTTAGCTTATATGGGGACAAACTATGTCTGATAAAAAATATACTCCAAGAGAAGCTGGGCAGATGGTTTTGGCTAAAGCTGAAGAGCTTTATAAGTCTAGCAATCTCGCAAAAGGCGATTGGGCCAAAATTCACTCCAAGCTTAAAAGAGAAGGCTATTCTGAAGAGTCTGCGGATAAGATCGATGGCGCTATTAAAGCCAAAATGGGGAAATCTGAAGAAGCCATTGCGAATCCAGATGAAAAAGCAGATGCGGAGTTAGGTGAAGAAGTAGAGCACGCCGTAGAAGATCACGAAAAAGAAAATGCTGGCGCTGAAAGCCAAGAAGCCGGTATGAAGGGCCATATTAAACTAGCCAAGTTTGTAGGTTGGATGAGGCACAAAAAGAGTCAAAAAGCCAAAGAGATGGACAAAGGCGAAAATCAACCTCATCCTGGCGCTACATCAGCCGTACCCGCCTATCAAGCAGCCGGACAAGCTCAGGCAGAAGCTCACCTTAAAACTCCAGAGGGTAATGCTGAGCGTATGCAAGGCAATGCGCAAAGAATGCAGCAAGCCGCGCCTACTAAGGGTGCTCATGAACAGACACTTGACCAAATCCACCAAATGTCTAAACCAAAGCTTCCGGGATAATTATGGCTAAAGAAAAGAAAATAATTCAACCTATGCCAAGTGCGAAGAAACAGGAAATGAGTTTAGAAGAAGCTCGCGCCTATCGTGCGTCTCTTCATAAACCAGCCCCTAAAGTAATGAACGAATTTCAAAAAAGAGAAGCTTTTCGTATTTTTTGGGCAAGCAATAAAGCAAAGTATGGAAGATCTAAGGCCCTAGAGAAGGCTCTTTGGCTCCATCTTAAGACTATTAAAATGGATAATCCCGAACAATTCCAAGATGGTCTTTTCAATTTTGGCCTCACGAAAGTTAAGTAATAGGAGATATTAAAATGTCGCAAAGAATTGTCACACCCTGGCTTAATACAAACATTCCCGGCGCATACGTTAACACTACGGTAATTTCTAACGCATCTGGTTTGGCTAGTTCCGGCGTTGTTCTTATCATGGGTGAAGCAGCTGGTGGTCCAGACTATAGCATCCTTAAACTTGCTAATAACTTTTTTGGACCAACGGCTTTGACTCAGGTTAGAGCTATTTATACTTCTGGTCCAATTGTTGACGCTTTTGCTGCATTGTCGGCTCCTAGCAATGATCCAGATATCAAAGGCACCGCTTCTTCTATTTATATTGTTAAGACAAATAAAGGAACTCAAGCTTCGGCCTTGGTTGCTGCCAATGTTGGCAATTATGGAACTTTTGACGCTCTTAACTGGGGTGTTGGCGGAAATCTGTTTAGCTATACCATCACTTCCCTTGATGCAGAAATTACCCCCCAGGTTACTGGTGATACCGTTCCAGCATTTGGCGATGTTTTGAATGGTGCCACTTTCTCTATTCGTTTGAACGGTGGAGCTGTCGATCTCGTTACTCTCAGTAGTAGTGTTGGTTCTATTCCAGCGCAAGCTGCGGCTCATGCTGAGTATGCCACTATTTTGGGAATGCCAGCTGGAACCACCATTGTGGGCGGCGTTCTTGATTCCCAAACGTTTACTGCAGGAACCTATACCGCTTCTTCGACTGCTACACTTTCAGCAGCTGCCAATCTCAATTTTAGTGGTAGCCCTACTGACGTTTTCTATGTTCAAGTTGGAAGCTCTCTTACTACTGGGGCCGGTGCGACTATCACCCTTGCTGGTGGCGCTCTTGCAGAAAATATTTATTGGCAGGTCGGCACCTCAGCAACTCTTGGTGCTGCTAATACTTTCAATGGTAATATTCTTGCAAATGCGAGTATTTCAATCGGTGGTGGAACTGTTAATGGTAGCATGATTGCCCTTACTGGAGCAGTTACTATCGGCGTTGCAACCAATATTGCTGCTCAATCTGCACCCTTGTTAGGCGCTGCCAGTAGTTTTGCAGTATTAGGCGCGTTGGCGGTCACTAATACTGGGAATACAGTTCTTACTGGTGACTTGGGTGTTGCTCCTGGGACTTCTATTACCGGCTTTCCTCCAGGAACTTATAGTGGATCAATTCATAGAAATGATGCTGGTGGTGGGGCTCTCCTCAATACTATTGCCGAATTGGTTGCAGAACTTAATGTTGTTCTTCCAGTTGGAATTGTAGCATCTGTTGGACTTTCAAACAATGTAATTCTCACAGAGACACAATATACGTTTACAGTAACTTCTGCTAATGCTACGGCTGGTGCTACGTATACCAATAATGGTCAGACTTTCACAGTTTTGGAGACCATCGCAGCTGGGACTACTTTGCAAGCTACTGGAAGCGGGGATCCCTCCAGTTCTGGTACTTTGACTAAAATTACTGGCACGGGAGATGCAACAATTGCTTTCTCTGCCGTTTCTGGACGTATGTATAGTAGTGGCTGGGGCAAATCTTTCGAATTGATTGATTCCACTCCTGGAGATTTGGCCGCATTGGGCCTAATAACGGGACTGACTGTTTCTAGCCAAGAACCTGGTGTTGAAGTCCAAATTATTAATACAACTACCGGTGTTAACGAAGTCTTAAATGTATTCCCAAATATAGCTATGTCTGTAGGGTATGTAGGTACTTCTGGGACTATGACCATCGGTCTAGTTGCTGGGGTTTTGACCTTGACTACTACTGTTGTTGGTGGAAGTGGAACAAATCTTTCAATTCCTCTAACCCAATATACCACGATTAGCCAATTGGCCGCATTTATTAATTCTCAACCTGGGTACTCTGCATCGGCTAGCCCTTCAGCTATTCAGTTACCTCCTTCAGCCCTTGATCAAGTAACGGCTATCGGAATCGTTTCTTCTACTACCGATGAGCCGGGACGAGTTAAGGATTCAGCTTACATATTCCAACAGGTGATGAACACCTCTACAGCATTGAATTTTATTCCTACCGCTGTAGCGGGGCTTCCTGAGCCAAGCATTCTGATTTACTTGTCAGGCGGCGCTCGTGGTGCTACTTCGGCTGCTGATATCGTTAACGTAGTTGCTCAGTTAGCTGGGATTCAGATTAATATTATCGTTCCTCTGTTTTCTCAAAATGCTACGAAAGACATTCTCGCTGGTAACACGGATCCCAGTTCTACCTACACGATTGATGCGATTAACGAATTGCTGAAATCTCATTGTATTCAGTATTCGACTCCTACATTGAAACGTAATCGCATGGCTATTCTATCTTACAACGATACCTATATTAAGTGCAAAGCGCAAGCTCAGAGTCTTGCTACTTATCATTGTGGTCTTACCTGTCAGCAGGTCACTCAGGTTAATTCTGCTGGAGTTAACACGTTGTTCTTGCCTTGGTATGGAGCGGCTGTAGCAGCTGGTATGCAATCAGGTGGTTTCTATAAGTCCATCTGTAACCATCTTGCGAACGTGGTCTCATTTCAGGATCCAGTTGGTTATGATTCTGGTGATCCAGATAATGTTTCTGATGCGTTGACTGCTGGGTTACTCGTATTTACGCAGGATACGAACGGAATTCCTTGGGTTTCGGATCAGACGACTTATGGTTTGGATACTAACTTTGTCTATAACTCAATTCAGGCAGTTTATCTATCTGATATTCTTACCTTAGACTTGGGGCAGTATCTTAAAACCGTAATTGTTGGAAAATCTGTTGCAGATTTATCGGCAGCTTCAATTTTGAGTTCACTACAGCAACGATTCGATTTCTACAAAAGAACGAAGATCGTAACTACTTCCAGTGATGCACCTTTGGGGTTTAAAGACGCAAGCGTTCAATTGTCAGCTCCATCTGTTTTTATAAATGTGGAAGCTAAACTCACGACTAGTATTTATTTTGCGGCTATTGAATTGGCACTTAGTTCCGTTCAACAGTCGGCTAGCTAAGAAATTAAAGGAGAAATAATATGGCAACACCAGCGGGAGCATCTAAAGTAATTACCGGAGGAAGAACGGTAGTCAGTATCCAAGGATCGACTGGTTCTCCGGTTGTTATTGGTATTTTTGATTCATGTACGATTAGTGAAAGTATTTCCAGCGAAGATATTCATATCCTTGGGGCTTACGCTCCGCAGGAAATTACTTTGACTTCCTACAATGCCGTCAACGTCCAATGTTCGGGATTTCGAGTTTATGGGTTTGGGGTTAAATTGCTTGGGCAATTCCCGACTCTTGCTCAGCTAATCTCTCTTGGAACTATCAATATCACGGTTATGGATAGAGAAAACACTGGGATTCCAATGGCTACGGTCATTAACTGCCTGCCGGATACCAATAGTAACTCATTTCAGTCCAGAGCTACCAGCAAAATCAATATTACATACAAAGGAACTTCAGTTTCTGATGAATCATCTGTTGGCGATGGCGAGTTTGGATCTGCTTCTCTTCCTTAGTTATTAAACGGGCGCTAGGGACGTTATGCCTAGCCGATCTGTAAAGAATGATCTGAGGGGGCCTCCAAGAGCGATCTTGGGGGCCTTTTTTAGTCCTAAAATCGATCCAATCTTATAGTATGTCTATCACTCTCCCCACCCAAGCTGAAGCTAATGCCGCCGCCATAGCCGCCATAGCCGCCACAGTAGCTGCCGCTGAAGCGGCCTTTATAGCATCTACTACGGTATTAATAAATAGTGCCATGAATAATGGCCTGTTTCACGTAGAACCTTTCATGGTTCCCAACGTAACTTGCACCTATATTACTTCATATTTTCAAGCACTTGGGTATGCTGTTCAATTTGAACCATCCCACCATAATCCTCATTTTGCCGCAGGTTTCCCAGAAGTCATCAATTCGGACCTATTAGGAGCCTTTGATCCACGTCAAGCGGGTGGTCCCTCCAGAATAAAAATCTCTTGGGGCGACACTATCCCCGCAGATCTTGGTGGGAATGGCGGTTGTGGGACCAACTTTACCTTTATCGTATCTATTGCTCAAGGCGGCACTAATAGCTCCGCTGCACTCAATAATAATAGGGTTATGGTGTCCAGGAATGGATCCATAGTTGAGGACGCGGCTATTGCTCCAAATCAAGCAATTGTTTCTGATTTAAACGGCCTCCCTATTGCATCTATAACTACCGCGACTGAGCTTTCGTATGTTCATGGAGCTACCTCTTCCATACAGGCCCAGATCAATTCTATTATTGCTGGCAGCGGAATTACCCAACTTACTGGGCAAGTATTGGTCGGCCCTGGAACGGGATCTCAAGTTGCTACGATAGCTACAAATACGATAAGCAATTCTAACCTAGCCCAAATGTCCGCTTTTACTATTAAAGGAAATGGAACCGCTTCAACTGCCGATCCTCAAGATCTGACTGGCGCTCAAGTAAATGCTTTTTTACCAGTATTTAGTGCTATCGCAAATGGCTTAGTTCCTTTTTCTGGAGGAGGAACTTTCACTTTCTTACGAGCTGATGGTGCCTGGGCTGTTGCGGGCAGTGGATCAGTAGTAAGTGTCGGCTTATTCGATGGCAGCACTACTCCAATTTACTCCATCTCTAATAGTCCAGTAACTGGTTCTGGAACTCTGGATTTCACTCTTGTAAATCAATTTGCTAATACCGTATTTGCAGGACCTACTTCTGGGCCTCCTGCTCAGCCTACATTTAGGTCGCTAACATCTGCGGATGTTGCTTTTCTCTCACAAACAAGCTTTAATGCATTTTTTACTGGCACGATTTCTGGAACTTCAACGCCTGTCACTATTACGGCAAACGATCCTGGTACGATGGGTGACTCTATTGCCCTAGTTTTTAATGGATCTAATACCATTTCGGGTGAAATTGCCACTTGGAATATTGCAAATCCATTGAATTTAGCCATCCTAACGACTGGGGATGGAACTCAAACTCCATCATTGCAAACTGTTACGCTTTCTGGTGGAATTAATGGAGGCTCCTCTCTTATTGGGGATGCGATCACCTATACCAATTTTGCTCCTACCTCAGCTACAATCGCTGGTGCATTAGCTGGTATTAGTACAGCTCTTGGCCGAAATGCGAATACTTTTCTAAGTAACCTTACATCTCCAACCGCTGTCAATCAAAATATCGTACCAAATGTAAGTGACACTTGGAGTCTTGGTTCTGCTAGTTTAATTTGGAACACCCTTTATTCTCATTACTTGGTCGGCGGTTTAGAGATTAACCTTGACTTAGGTACTGTTTTTGACTCAAGCGCTATCCTTTCCCTTGACTGGCAAAATAGACTTCTTTATGATACCAGCGGCCATATCTCTCTTAACTACAACAGTCGTAAAACAATAGATAGCACCGGAATTACATCTATAGACGGACAAGCTCGCCAAATGGTGGACGCTGCCGGAGCAGTAGCACTGGATTGGTCTTCTGGTAATATTATTTTTAGTCTCCTGACACCAAATACAGTTCCTTATTTGAACGCAAGTAAGATTTTGACTCCTAGCGCTGTTACGCCAACAGAACTTGGATACCTATCTGGTGTAACTTCCCCTATTCAAGGCCAATTGAACGCTCTTATAACCGCTACTTTACCTAGCGGAGATATACTGGTTGGAAACGGTTCCAATATAGCGACTGCCGTTACTTTGTCTGGGGATGCTACCATAAGCAATACTGGAGTTCTTACTTTAAGCAATGTAGCCGTAACTGGCAAATTGTTAACTGGCTACACTTCAACACCAGGAACCGTTTCTGCTACTGATTCAATTTTGACCGCTATAGAGAAATTAAATGGAAACGATTCTCTATATTTGCCTCTTGCTGGTGGTACCATGTCTGGTGTCATCAACATGGGCGGATTTAATATCAACAATCTTGCTTCAGGTACTGCAACTGGACAAGCTCTTCAATGGGGTCAAATAGGTATTGCAAATGGTATTGCTAGTCTAGATAATACCGGACACCTTCCTTTAAGTCAAGTACCAATCACCACACTAGAGTTTTTGGGAGCATGGAACCCAAATACCAATACCCCTACCCTTAGTGATGGAACCGGCACAGGTGGAAGTCTTTATTATGTAAGCGCAGCGGATCCCAATCCCGTTCCTGGACTAAACGATCCGTCGATGACCAATTTCTCAGTTGGAAATCTGATAATTTACAATTCTACTTTGGCAGTGTGGCAACAAGTTCCTACTATTATTGGAGTTGCTAGCGTTAACGGTTTGACCGGTACAGTTATAGTTAATGCAATAAATCAACTGACGGGCGATGTTACTACGACTATGGCTTCCGGATCGCAATCTAAGGTTGCAACTATTTCCGCTATTCAAGGAAATACCGTATTGGGAACTACAGGTATTGGTAATGTAGTTTTCAGTGCAAGCCCAACATTAACGGGAACTATTACTGCTGGTTCAATGACTTTGAGTAGCACATTAATTGCTACAGGGGCAATATCTGGCTCAAACTTAACATCTGGCGGCCATGCAATATTAGATCTGGCTTTAACTGGTGGCACCCTGTCTGGCACTCTCGGAGGAACTTCGATTACTCTGAGCAGTGTATTAGTGGCTACTGGAGCTATTTCTGGCAGCAATTTGACTTCCGGTGGACATGCCACATTGGATCTTTTGGCTTCTAACAACTTGAGCGATATTGCAAGTGCCGTAACGGCATTTGAAAATCTTACTCCTACCCTTCTTAATACTGCCGGTGACATGATTTATGAAAATGCCACCCCTGCTCCGGCCAGATTGGCCATTGGAACTCCTGGTCAAGTATTGACTGTTGTTGGATCTTTGCCTGTATGGTTGAATCCGGCCACAGGAGGTACGGTTACTTCTGTCGGTCTATTTGATGATTCCGTTCTTCCTATCTATTCCATAACGAATACTCCAGTAACTAGTTCTGGAACTTTGACATTTGCATTAATAAACCAGCTTGCAAATACAATATTTGCTGGCCCTACTTCTGGACCTCCTGGTCAGCCTACATTTAGAGGGATAGTTCCAGCCGACATCCCGATCCTTAATCAGCCCACTACTGGAACGGCTTCTAATATTACAGCTTCAAGTAATTCTACATTAACTACCCTATCTGCTCTTACCGCTGCCCCAAGTTTATCTTCTGTGGGTACTATTACCTCTGGCGTTTGGAACGGTACAACCATAGATGTTCCTCATGGTGGGACGGGAGATACCTCTTTTGTAGCCAGACAGGTGGTAATCGGTGGAACAACAACAACTGGACCGTTACAACAGGTTGCTGGCGGAACTTCTAGTTTCGTATTAACCTCAAACGGCCCAACTTCAGCCCCTACTTGGCAAGCCACTTCTGTTCCTCCTGGCGCTCTTTGGTTGTTTGGTAACGGTCCTCCTGCTGCTACTCCAGTAGTGTTCAATATTTTTTCAGGTTTCTATGCCAGTGATTTGAGCGCATCTCCTCCAGCCCTTAGTAATAGCACTACAGAGTCTACTATAACCCCTAATGGAAATCTAGCTAGGGCTACTCCCACATTCAGCGCACCTATTACTATTGCATTTAGTGCAAGTAATACGGTTGATTCATGGGCAGGATGGTATGAGGTTCCTAATCCAGTAGGGTTTAATACTTATCAAGATATCACATGGGGTTGGTTCTTCAACGGCACCGGTATTGGCGCACAGCCTATTGAGAATGGGAATGGATTGTCTTCTCAAGTTCCTTACCTGTCTACTGACATATTCACGGTTCAATATACCGGTAGTATAATGAACTATTATAAAAACGGTATTTTTGTTGCATCCAATGCATACCCCGTACCAGGTGGAGTGGTTATTAAAGCCGGTGCCTCGGTACATCAAGCTGCATCTCCAGCTATCTCTTATGCTGCGACTGGTGGTTCAAGCATCGCCGGTACAGAAGGAAATCTTTATCTTGACTTTAATACCGGTAGTGTATGGAAGTTTATATCCGGTGTGTGGGTATTACAAGGAAGTATTGCCGATGCTGGAATTACTTTCTCAGATTCTTTGGTGAACAATTCCGGAATAGTAACATTAGTTGGTGATACTGCAACTCCTGGAGCTTCCCAATACTATGGAACTAATGGATCTAGCGTCTTAGGTTATTACTCACTTCCAGCATCATTAACTTTAGCTGCATTTGGCTCTACCCCCAATTCTGACGGGGCGAGCTTAGCTGGTCAGGTATTGACCTTGGAACCCGCAGATGGTTCCAATCCTGGGGGTGTTTCCACCACAACTCAAAGTTTTGCGGGTAATAAAACCTTTACTGGAAATCTGCATGTTAACGGAACCACCACTTTAGATGGCATAACCAGTATAGGCGGCACCCCAGCAGCCACGACAGCTCTTTTTCTCAATAATTCGATAATGACTGGGGCCTCTCAATTCGGTATCAGAAATGCAGTTACCGCATCATCTGCTGCTACTACTCAGATGATTGCCTTTTCTTCTAATATTCAGACAGCAGCAGCAGCGTTTACTGTACCAATAGCAGTAGGATTCGGAGTGTCAGGAATTACAATAGGTGCAGGATCTGCAGTTACTAATCAAATTGGTTTTTTTGCTTCTGCTGGCGGTTTTAACCACGGCACAAATAATGCTATTTTAGCCGATAATTCTGCGTTTGTGGGTAACTTTTTCCTTAATCAGAGCAGTTCCTCTATGGCCAACACTCTTGCTGGCAATACCACTCTGTCTTCTTTTCCGACTAGCATGACCACTATTGGCTCTGCTTCCTCATCAACTATCAATCAATTTAATGGTGGCATAAATTATAAAACTGCTACCATAACTGCGGCTACTTATACTATTGATAGTGGTACCACCGATAACATCGTCTTCACAGATTCCACGCTCAACCCCATCACGATTACTTTGCCAGCCCCCACTAACGGTCGTGAGTTGACCATAGAAGACAAAACAGGAACTGCTTCTACCAACAACATCACAATCAAACAACACGCTTCTGAGACCATTAACGGGTTAACACAGTATGTAATGACCAGCAACTACGGGACAGTTGAACTTAGATCGGATGGCACCAACTGGGTTGCAACTACGCCTACCGTAAAGGCTACAGATATAGTTGAACAAGTAGCTACTACAATTAGTTCTGCCACAACTTTAACTTTAACCAATATTTCTAAACAAATACAGGTAATAATAAACGATGTTACTCTGACTACACAATTGGCTCAGACTGTAAAATTACCGGCTGCCAATACTATGTCTGTGGGTCAAAAGTTTGAGATCTACAATAACACTGGAAGTTATACTTTTACCATAATAGCTTTAGCCACTTCTGTAGGGACTGTTTATGAAAATAATGGACAATTTTTTACAGTAACCGCTGCCAATAGTACTCCTTTTTTGTCTCTCACTTCTGTTGGAACCGGGATGCCATTTTCAGGATCATTTACTGGTGCGAGCGGAACGTTAACTTATTTTAGTGGGCCGGTTACTGGAAATGCCACTTTTTCTAATTTTACAGTTGCTACTCCTATAGAAATAACTATAAGTAACAATAGCTCTACTACGATAGCAAGAGTTCCACAAACTGGGATGATAGTACTAAAATTAATAGATAATAGTACTTCTGACGGTACATGGATAGTTGACTCTCCAAATGTAGTGGGTGGATCTACCGGTGCAGCAGCGACAGTTTTGGGATCCCTTAATGTTCAGCAACTCAATGATACATCTGGTTATGGCCTTTCATTGGAAGGTATGGGCAATTCCATTGCTCGTTTCTGGCAAATAAATGCTATATCTACTGGTACTTTAAGCTTTGTAAATCAAGGTGTACTGAACACAAGCCTAGTATCGGCTAATAATGCAGTTAGTCACGGCTCAGCAGCACCTATTTGGAAATTTGATCTGAATGCGGCGGACTCGGCACTTTCCGGAAGTAACACTTTTGCTGCTGGAGGAGATGCCTTTGGATCAGTAATGGCACTTAGAAACACCCAAGGTTTAGCTGGTTGTTTCAGCAGCATAGTATTTCAAAATAACTTGGGCGCTACGTCATTTAGTTCTGCTATTCAAGGAGTATACGATATCAATATCGCTCCTGCCCTAGGTATACCAACAGGCTCAACTGTGAATAGTACAACCGTTGGCAGTGTTAACGGCAATTCCGTAATAATGACAAATAATACTGTTGGAGTCACTACTGTAGGGAATAACGGAAATGTGTTTGGTTTTTACGGTAGCCCTTCTGTAGCTACTACTGCTACTACTAATGGAACCACTACTTTAACTATTACTGCAGGTTCTATTGCCAGCATTACTGCTGGACAATTAATAGTTGGAACAGGCATTCCTGCAAGTACTACAGTTGTAAGTATCAATGTCGGAGGTGGAACGGTATTAATGTCAAGTGCGGCTACAACCTCCACCTCTGGAGTAAGCGTTACTTTTTATACCCAAATATTAGTAACTACTGGCGCTACTACAGCAGCAAGTAATTTGATGTCCAGTGTAGCATCAACAACAGGACTTATAGGCGGCAATGTTCAATTTATCTCTGGTGCCGAAATTCCTGCAAACACTACTGTGACTAGTTTTATAGCAAATACTTCAGTTACTATGTCAAACAACGCTACCGTTGGTACTCAAGGTAGTCCGTTTGGATTTAATTTTTGGACTTCTGCTGCAACTCAAACTGTGACTACTGTAATTGGACTCAACACGGTTACCGTTTCGTCTACTGCTGGCATTGCCGTTGGGGACTTGATCACATTTAATGCAAACGGATTTCCAGTAAACACTACAGTTGTCTCTATTTCTGGTCTTGTAGTAACTCTATCTAATCTTGCTACTGCCGCTAATACTGCAGTTATGACTTTTTGGAGTTTTACTTCAACAACAAATGGAACTACTAATGCAGCCAATAGTTCCCTACTTGCTCTTAATACAACAGGCATCACTGCGGGTCAACTTGTAACCTCTGGTGGATCTACCGGTCATCTTGATTTCTTGACAAGATATAATGGAATTCTCAATCAAAGAGTCAGAATAGACAATATAGGGCTGGCAATAGGGTTGGGGTATAATACTCCAGGAACTCAATCCTTAGATGTAGTTGGAAATGCCAGGATTAGAGGATTAACAGTTGCGGGACCGTTAAGTACTGATGCAAATGGGAATATAAGCTCAACTTTATTTGCTGGGATAAGCGGTCGATATTTTAGCTCGGTTAGTACTATTTCGGGTTCCCTAGCTACAGTCATTTATGCCACAAAAGGATGGGATGCCCAAACTGCATACAACACTTCTACAGGAATCTTAACTATTCAAACAGCTGGAAAATACCATATTAATGCGGGAATTGCGACTGCTGGAACCGTAGACCTAAATAGTGCTTTAGACTTACAAATACAGCAAACTGGAACTTTTAGCCAAATCAGTGAGGCTTTAGTAGATGGGGCTGCTGGTCTTACCAATCTAAGTGCTTTGGTGACAGATTTATTTCAGTGTGCCGTAGGAGATACGATTAAAGTACAGGTTAGTAGTGGAGCAACAACTCCTACTATTGTTTCCAGCAATTCTAGGAATTATTTTTCCTGGACCTATGTGGGTACATAAATATGGCCTTATCTTTACAAACACAATCAGTTTTAATACAAAGCGCCTTAAATGGTGTTTATTTTAGTAATAGCAGTGGATTTGGCTTGGGAGATCTCATTGCAGAAATTGTAGGAGAAATTATGACAAACAGTACAACGCTTGCAGACAGTGTAACGCTTGCAGGACGAACTTTTACCAATGTGACCGGCCTTGTTATTTTACCATCTGGACAGGTTGGTGGACTGGGGGCTAATGCGGCTCTGTTTTCGGATCCCAGGACTAGTACAGGAACTCCCTATTCCGTTCCAGCTGGAAAAAAGTTAAGGGTTCTAGGCGGTAAAACTTCTGGTGGATTTATGTTTGGATATGCCGATTCATCTACTGGAGTAGGACCACAAATTACACAGATTACGACTATAGCAGATGTATCAAATTCTCTTACTAACAAATATATATTCATCAATATGCCTTCCACTTCTCCTTATGCTGGTGGTTACTACTTTTGGTTCAATGTTTCCGGAAGTGGTACAGATCCAGGTCCTTTCGGAAGTCGAGTAGGCTTTGAAGTGGATTTTGCTACAAATTCTACCCCTATGGCAGTGGCCGATGCATTACAGTCTACTATTAATGCCAGCATACCCTTCGCAGTCAATGATGCGATTGCAAGTCCTACGCCATTAGGAGTATTTGTTGTGGCTAATTTGTTTAGTGGAACAATTACTGCTAATAGCGATAATGGTTCAGGAACCGGCTTTACCTTTTCTATTATTGGTCTAGGCGGAGCCCCTGCAGTAGATCAATTAGACCCAGCCACATTGATAAACCCGGTCTATGCTGGCAAGACTCCTGGTGAAGTTGCAGCATTTAACGTGTTGCCATTTGTAGAATTGAATACAGAGTATGATACGTTAATCACCAGTTCTGACATTCCAGCAGGGAAAGTTCCATTTATCCAGGGTGGGCTTACTAGTTCGTTTCAAATGACTTTATATGCTTTAGAAATACCAGCTTAAGGGAAACAATATGAGCCTATCTTTACAAACACAATCAGTTTTAATTCAAAGTGCCTTAAATGGGGTTTATTTCAGCAATGCCAGCGGTTTTGGGCTAGGAGACTTTTTAGTAGAAGTCGCAGCTGGCGGCGGTGGCGGGGGCGGAGGTGGTGTTTGGGGGATGATTACCGGCACCCTATCTGCTCAAACAGATCTTCAGGCAGTCCTAAACGCTTTATCTGCATCTATAGCGGCGGCGGCTCCTGTCAATAACGCTAATTTTACTGGTAGTACTAATATAAACTCATTGACCTTGCCTCCTGCAACTCAACTTGTAGCGACTGGCGGTTCTGTTAACTCGGCAACATCTTACAATATTCTCACTACAGCTGATTCTACTCCTGTAATATTGGGAGCCGGTCGTTTTGGAAGTCCTCTTGTGGCAGGCACTTTCGATGGGCAAGTATTGTATTTATTAAATAATGGTCCTGGTACTGTTACTATGCATAGCGGTCATGGCGTGGTCCTCCCTGGACAAATTGATTATACCATGGCGGTCGGTTCGACTATAGAGATTATTTGGAGCGTAGCCAATAGTTCTTGGATGACCGTTGCGACAGGAAATAATGGAACTAATACCGATTTTAATGGCATTAGAATTAATACTATTTCAGCTTACACTGGTTTTTCAAGTATAAGTTTACTTGGAAACATTATTACAGATTCTTCCAACGTGACAGCCATCTATTGGAATAACAGACTTCTTTTAGATGCCGCTGGCTTGACTTCGTTAGATTGGACTCAAAGACTGTTGGAAGATAGCAGTGGAATCACGTCCATCGACTGGCAAAACAGATTGCTTGAAAATACCTTTGGAGGCTCTGCTGATTGGGTCAAGGGGTTCAGGGCTTTACCTGGAACAACTGCCCAAAAGAATAGCTATGCCATATCTGCCGGGCTTGGAGCTACCGATTATGGTATTCAGTGGTACGATACCGATTTAAGTGAGCCTTTTTGGTGGAATGGTACTGCCTGGACTACAGCTATTTCTCCTCCTGCACCACAGGTTTTAGCCCTTACTTCCAATCCAAGTGTTGGTGGGGCTGTCTCAGAAGCAATGACTGTTACTGGACTATTAACTACAGATACCATTCTCGCAGTCACACAAAAGACTCAAGGTGCCGCTACCAGGACATCTCTTGCATTCATAGGGTGGAACACCGTTGTCACTGGCGGCTTAACGGCGGAATGGGTAGCAGATCCAGGTCCTGGGGCAGTCTTAGTGGTAGCTATAAGTAGATAACCTTGTGATATATAGTAGTTATGAAACAGTGTTTTGGGTGCAAAAAGGATAAAGAATCAGTAGAATTTACTAAAAATAGGGGTCATAAAGACGGGTTGGAATCTAGATGCAAAGAATGTATAAAAATTTACAATTCTCTATATTACAATAAAAACAAAGAAATTATTTTGGCCAAAGCGGTTCTTTACAATGCTGGACGTAAAGAAGAGCGGGCAGTATACTTTTCTAAATGGAAATCGGAACACGAAGAAGAAAAAAGAATATCTGATGCCAAATGGAGAGCTGAAAATAAAGAGAAAATAGTTTCTTATAGAGCCGAACACAAAGAAGAGGCTGCGACCTACAACCTTAACTATTTGGCAAAACATAAAGATGAGATCCATGCTCGTCAAAAAGAATATAAAAAGGCCAATTCGGGTAAGGTCAATGCTTTAACGGCAAAAAGATTGGCTTGTAAAATAAACGCCACCCCTAAATGGCTTAATGAGACTCAACTACTTGAAATTCAAGATATTTATGTAAAAGCTGCAAGATTAACTAAAGAAACTGGAATTAAGCATCAAGTAGACCATATAATTCCATTGCAGGGTAAACTAGTAAGGGGTCTTCATGTCCCATGGAACTTACAGATATTGACCGCATCTGAGAATCTTTCAAAAGGCAATAAGGTAGATTTCAACCCCGAGAAATATTAATCCAATCTTGCTGTATAGCTTCATATGGTTGAAGCCTTAAGGAAACGGGTTTGATGTGGCACTTGAAAGGAATCTTTCGGCTGTACCTCCAGTTCTATTAATTGCTGACGGCACAACCGAAGGCGTTGTTACAGTAACCGATACCTGTGGTTTCTACGTAAAACAACAAGCCGTACTTCAGGCACCCCTTCTTCCCCCATTAAACGTGGAAATCAAGAGAGTAGTTAGTTCTACCATTCTGTGGGTAGGCCCTCCAAGCGCCAACATGAACCATAGGACCGATGTCAGCGCCTATACAATAGCTGCTGGATCCTTCATATTCGCTGTAGAGCAGCCTAAAGCCGTCCTACCCGATGAAATTAGGAAATACGCCTCCTACATGCAGGAACCCAGCAATAGCTGGCGTGGGACTGCTGTAGACTGCATTGGCAATCCTTTTGGAGCAGACAATCCCTTCCCGGTTTCATTTGAAGGAAGTATATCAATTGGAGCAGTTGAGGTAAAGGGGCCAAATGGTAACTTCGTCGAGCCAAATCCAGACGGTTCCTTAAACGTAAACATAGTCTCTGTCCCTACTCCTGGCGATACTGTTAAGAATATTTACAATGAGGCCAATTCTGTAGTTTCCGGCGCTACCACCCTCCTAGTCCAATACACTGTACCTGGGGGCATAACTGAGACAGTTCTAGAAAGAATCTCGGTTTCTGGTGAAAATATTGCCAAATACACTGTATTTTGGAATGCTGCTCAAATCGATACTCGTAGGACTTTTTACGGAAGTTCTTTGAACGAATACTTTGAATTTACGACTGGATCCAGTCAAGGGTTTGTTTTAAGTCTAGGAGATACCTTGAAAGTATATGTTTTGCATAATAGGCCCTATGTTGGTGATTTTGAAGGAAGAATTCAAGTATTAGAAATCACATAACGAACATTTAACAATCTTAGGAGTAATATGACAGCTCTAGAACTAAAGAAAATAAAATGTGAATTGTTAAATGTCAGTGCTGCAAAAGCTGGGTTAGAGCTACGTATTGAAGAGTACCTGGACAATATCAAACGTCTTGAAGACAATATTGTAATTTCAACCGCAAAAGAACAAGAATTGTCGGCAAAAATTGCCGATGCTGTCGTTAGTTAAGGAGACCTAAATGTCTGATTATTCAAGTGAATTGCCGGTTAGAAGTAATTTACCGGGCCAAGTAGCTCCCGATGATATTATCATCAAAATTGGTGATGCGACCAGTCCAACTACTCAGCAAGCTAAAGTAGATACTCATGGTAGTCTATATATCGTTAATGCTGATAGCGCTGGAAATCTCATCGGGGATCAACTCCTAAGTGCAACTTATTGGTTACAGGTTGTGGATCCATCTACTGGCCCAGCATCTCCTGGAGCATCTGCTGCATATTCTGAGTTAATTGGTGGCCAATATAACACGACTCTGCCTACATTAACAAATGGTGAACAATCTGCTATCCAAGTTGATTCGCATGGTAGGTTGTTAGTTACCACTACTTTAGGTTACGATACTAATTATGGCGTTGTTGGAGCTAATACCTTACGTACCGCTTCCCAAATTGGTAATGCAACAGGGGCAGCCAATTTCAACTATGGCGCAGTAAATGCACAAACCCTTCAAGTTGCGGCTCAGCTTGGTAATCCAACCGGTGCTATAGATTATAACTACGGAACTATTGATGGACAAGCCATAAGATCTGCTGCACAGATCGGTAACGCTACTGGCGCGGCTGACTTCAATTGGGGAACCGTTGGAGCGCAAACTTTACGAGTGGCTGCTGAAGTTGGAAATGCTGCCGGTCTTGCAGACTTTGGAGCTGGAGCTACTACCGCTCAAACATTGAGGGTTACTGCCAATCAGGGTGCTCCTAATACTGCGGCCAATGCTTGGCCCATCTCTATCACGAGTAATGGAGCTGCCAATTCTGCAGCTAATCCAGTATTTGTATCTGTGGACACCGTTCCTGGTACGACAGTCGATGACTTTAAGCAGGCTGTTGCGATTGCTGTAAACGCTTCTGATACTCACATTTATACGGCTGGAGGAACTACTTTCTTTTACTTCGATCAGGTGATAGCTGCTGGATCTGGTCTCACCAAGATGTTGGTCCAGGTTGAGACTGGTGTTGCTACCGGCATCTTTGTGACCAAGTTTGTTCAGTTTAACTCTACAGCTGATGCTAGTATGGATGTTACGTTGGCTAGTCCGATTGCTGTTCCCACTGGAGTTAGAGTAGAAGTCATAATGACCAACCTCGATAAGGGCGCTCAGGATTTGTATAGCACGATCTGTGGGTATGTCATCTAATATTAGCTCTCGTCTATGATATATAAAGGGGGAGTTGTACTAAATGTGCAATTCCCCTTTTAAGTTTAGGAGAATAAGTTGGCCGATTTAGTACGACTGCAATCAGATTTACCTATTAATATTGCTGGCGTAAATCCATCTACTGGCATTGGTACATTTTTTACTAATGTTGATGCCAATGGTAATCTGTTCGTTCTTCCTACGACTGCTGGTCCAGTAGTTCCTGGGACAGCAGCGATTAATTCAAATCTTACAGGTGGTCAATTCAATACAGTTCTTCCAACTCTGACAAATACTCAGCAAAGCTCTATTCAACTAGATTCTTCCGGACGTTTAATAATTGCTCCTACAACCCAAGGAATTCTAGCAGAAGACCATAACTATGGGGTTGTTGGGGCTAATACTCTTAGAACTGCTTCCGAAATTGGAAACGCCACTGGTGCCGCAAGCTTCAATTATGGTGCGGTTAGCGCGCAGACTTTACGAACCGCCTCTCAGATCGGTAACGCTACTGGAGCTGCTGATTTTGGCACCGGAGTAGCAACTGCTCAAACTCTCCGTACTGTCGCTGACATGTATGACTCTACTGGTGTAGGAACTACAAGTACTCTTATAAACAGCATAGAACGATTAAATGTCACCCTTTCTTCAATTGGGCCGGTTGCTCCAGGTACTGCTGCTTTCTCATCTGATTTAGCTGGCGGAGTTTATACTTCTGCGGGAATAACTCTCACCAATGGTCAACAAGCCTCTCTTCAACTTAATTCCACTGGTGCGTTGATTGTTACTGGTGCAGTTACACTTCCTTACGATACTAATTATGGCACGGTAGGCGCAAATACTTTACGTACAGCTTCACAAATTGGTAATGCAACTGGCGCTGCAGCTTTTAATGCTGGAATTACTGGCGCTCAAGTTCTTCGAGTTGTTCTTCCAACAGATCAAACTGGCATTAACACCTTTCTAGACAAATCAGGTTCTGGTACCATTACGGCGCTAAATGGTACTGTTGTGGCAACAACTAATGGATGTGGTAGTGTTACTTTCAATGTAACTGGAGTTTGGATAGCCACAATAAGTCTACAAGCAACAGTGGATGGAATTAATTGGGAAACAACAAACGGAAGCATAGTTGCCTTAGACGTTACAACTCAATTTTTTAGCACCAATGTGTTCGTAGTGGTTCCTTGTGGGGGATTCTCTCAAGTACGACTAATAGCTACTGCCTTTACTTCTGGTACGGCTTCTATAGCATGGGACGCTGGTGCAGGTTCTAATGTCATGGCAGTTTTCAACAATGTGGCTTCTGCTTTTAATGCTCAGGTTGTTGGAACAATTACTTCCACTCCAAGTTATGCTGCACCAGCTGTAGTTGTTAGGAATATACCTTTTGAAACTATTGCGTACTCTGCCTGTGCAACGGCCTTCGTTCCTCCTGCAACAGCAACAGACATATTTACAATAACTGGTAGTGCTACTAAAACTATTAGAATTGATCGAATTATTATTAGTGGAACCACAACATCTGGTACTGCTATTAAAGTAACTCTTAGTGTAGTAAAAAGATCTACTGTAGATACAGGTGGTACTCATACCGCTCAAATAGCGGTTCCTTACAATTCAACTAGTCCTGCCGCTTCTGCAACAGTTGATTCTTACACAGTGAATCCTACTGCTTTAGGTACCTCTATTGGAGTGATTAGGGCTGTTACCACAAGTGTTTCTGCTGCAGGATTAGCCCAAATCATTGAATGGGACTTTGATGCAGAAAGACCTTTATTTCTTATAGGAACCACACAGCAATTAGCTATTAACTTAAATTCAACTTCAGTAACGGGTCCTGTTTTTAGTATTTCTGTGGAATGGTCAGAGGTTTAATATGCAAGTAACATGGGCAATAATAAAATCTTTCTGTGTCAGTCGAAATCTTTCCATGCAGTGGATAGATCTAACAGATTCTTATGAACTAAAAGCATTTGATGGCATGTTTGTTTTAGAATGTAATTTGCCTAAATCTGATACCGCAGACACTACAGACTTTGAAACTTACTTTAAGACCGCTGGAAACATAAGTCCAAATTCTACCGTTACAACCGCTTTTGAAAACACCAACAAAGATTTAAGACTTGCTAGAGGTTTGACGACAATAACGGCTCCAGCTACTCAAACAACGATATCTCTCAGAATACCAGGAACCTTTGGATCTGGAGATGGAAGGTATGTTTTAGGTGGATACGCCATTTCAGAGCTGTATGACAAAGACGATTATGTTACGGTGGAAGTGGATGATACGGACAGATGTATAGCTTGGGCTGTCGCTCTTGCTATGAACCCTGCTGCAACCGCTCCACTTTCCGATGCAGCTATTATAGCAGCTGGAGTATTGCCAGCTCCAATAGGACAAGCTTTCCCAAACTATCCGATGGTTAAAACTTATACAGATATAGACATGGCGGCTGCTAACCAAGGCTGGTATTTTTGGCCTTTAGCAAATGGTGCAACTCCATGTGCTGGGGAGTGTGAAGTAAATCCTATTGGTGGATATGGGTTTCTACCTTCAGGGCTATATCTTACACTGGTATATAACCGTCCTTGTGCTTTAAATGGAACAATGAGAATTAATATAGACTGGGGAAAGTTAAATTAATATGTATGGACATATAGTTCTAGTTAGTGCCAAAACGGGTTTCATAGCACAAGCCATCGAATGGTTTACTGAATCTAAATTTGATCATGGTTTAGTAACTGCTCCCGATGTTTTGGGCATTCCAATGTGTATTGAGGCGGTTCAAAGTGGAGTAGAATTTGATCGTTTTGATACTAATTATGTGAATGACATGAATTCGGGTTATCAAGTGTGGAATATTAAGATAGACCAAAGTATCAAAGATAAAGCACTTTTGTCTATTTTGAATGATCTTCAGATTTCTTATGGTTTTCTCCAATACCCCTTTTTCATATATGAAAGGATTTGTAACCTTTTTGGCAAAAATATCAAATCACAAAATAATTGGAATACATCTGGAATGATCTGTAGTCAGCTATGTGTTGCCTATCTGAAGGCTTGTGGTTTGGAATATGTACTAAAGGGTTATGGTAATGGAAATATAGTTCCAAACGATCTTGAAAATATATTTCTGGCTCATCCTGAATTATTTGAAATGACTCTATCTGTAAGGATGGCTGCTTGATTACCAACGAACACAGTTCCTGATTCTACAATCGTTAGAGGCATTGACAGCTGTAACATTAGGATCGTTAGCACAATAATCTAAAGCACTATTAATTGCATCGTCTGACGCATAGTAGGTGTCTTGTCCAGCCCACTCACCAGAAACTCTTGGATTATCAGCATAGCACCTTAGGCCTTCTGGAACATAATAGTTTAGGCCAATCCTCCAACCGTAATAATAGTTCCATCCGTAATATGGAGCCCAAGGTCCCCAAGCCCAGACAAAATAGTTATGGCCTCCCCAATAATACCTATTACCTCGCCAACCTCCATAAGGAGCCCTACCAAAGACAATGTGGGTGGGATGCCCGATATAACCCGGTCTACCGCGCTCAGGGCCTCTATGGGAGCCTCCACGGCCTCTTTCTGGGCCATGGCCTCCCCTGCCACGCTCCATGCGGCTATAAGCCAAATTAGAAGTGGTCAGAAGGATCAATGAAAGAATCACTGTAAATAGTTTACGCATATATTCCTTTATGGGTGAATAAGTTTACTAGCCATAAATCCAGCCCCAATAGCAGCTAATACCCCTAAGCCAAAGAACAAAAAGTCTGTATGTTTTTGTTCAGTAGAAAGTTTGTTCATACGATCCTGCTCATCCTCGGCAGTAGTCTTCCAAAGAAGTACTCGTGCGTCTGACTTTTGGATAGCTAAGTCCTTTAGGGTGATAGCAGCATCGTATTGCTCCAATTGCTTAGACTTGGTATCTAGCTCCTGAACCATTTCTCCAACCCTTAGATTACAATCTGAGCTATATCTATACCAGCTCTCCTCAGATAATTTAGTCACCCCTGTTGACCAAGTACAATCAGCTAAGGCAATATTGGAGATAAAGCAAGACAACAATATAATTGAAATAATTTTTTTCATTTGTCCTCCTTGTACCAGTCTGGCTTAACCTGTGTTTCTTGTCCAGGTAAATCTTTGGCCTGTTGGACTAGGGCATCTGCTTGCGAGTTGGCCTTATTTTCTTGGTCTGCCAAAACAGTGTCTTTCTTATTGTCCGATTGGATCTCTTTCTTGCCAGCATATACCAAAAGAGCTTCTTTAATCTTCTGGAACTCCAGGGCTACGATAAGAGCCCCAACTGCCAAAATAAAGATCTTGGAACGATTCCAGATATCAGCAAGCTGGGTTTTGAGTGTGACAAAAAAAGCTTTTACTTTTGCTAACATATCATCCCTCTTCAGCAGTCTTCTTCATATCGCCATTTTGTACATGCAATGATTCCAATTTATTGGCCAAATGATCTTTAACCATACTTGTAAAGTGAACTACTGTAGTTGTACCAAAGTATGCTACCGTGGTAGTTTGGAGCAATGAAACAAATCCATCACTATCAACATACCCCTTAATCCTAAAAAAGGCACTGACTGCCAGTAGGAATAGCATAATAGCTGTCTTGTTAACATCTTGGAACACTTCTAGAAAATCTGCCAAACTTTGTTTCATAGTAACCTCTTTCATGTCTTATATCACAGAAATAATGCCAATCTTACTTTACAAGGACTTTATATGACCGTTGATCTAAATACTGCTGTAGGGATCTGTGCTGGGGCCGTAACCGCTATTGGCGGTGTTTATACTACGATTAGACACGTAATAGCCAGTTCCAAGAGGAAGAAGGCTGAACACTCTCAGGCCATTCTGAACGAAGCTAAGACAGAGATGGCAAAAATCGAAGCTTCTTTAAACGAAAAAATCAAGAATCTAGAAGTAGAACTCCAGAACCAAAAAGACAATATCTCTAAAGATTTAGCACACTTAAAAGAAATTTATGGTGCTGAAATAAAGGTTTTGGGGGATAAGATAGAAAGTCTTCGGTCCGATTTGCAAGACCAACATAGTTCCATGGTAGCATTGCTCACAAAGCTAGTTAATTCTAAATAGCTACCCCAAACAATAGCTACCAATTGCTGACTCTAACATCTGTAAGTCTGAGTGATTAATCACTAAATCAGCACTACCGCCATCAGTAAAGAGCACAGTAACCCTACGAAGCATTCTTCCATTAACCGCCGTATCTTCAACTCCAGCTGCCACAACCACCACATTCATAGGTGAGATAGTAATACGACGATCTTCTTCAGTAGTTTCGCCATGATGGGTTACAGTAAGCTTTAAAAATTCCATTTGAATACCTCATCTACCTATATCACGAAATCACTTTTGGGTTAATTTCTCCAGAGTATCAATAGCTCTTTTGAAATCCCTATGTAATTCTTTTAGTTTAAGAAAGTCATCCATTAGAGTACTCTTAGTACCCAAATCAGCAAGGATATAAACTCCACAAATAGAACAACTCCAAGAAATTCCACTTTTGACAAAGTGATTGGCCCCACAGCCTTTGCATGACTGGGGAGCCCCGTTGTTGCCGCCTGTGGTCTTAACTAACTTAATAGGCATAATCAATTTTCTGGATTATCTCCAGTCATATACGCTGTGAGCATCCCTATAAACAAAATACCCGTACCAAGTCCGGATAGATTCCCATATGCACCAAATGCAACCGTAGCAATTGTAATGATAAGAAAAGATAAATTAAACGTATTTTTATTACTCATGATTCCTCCTCTTTTGGTTCCAATGTTCTTGGCAAAATGCCTCATCTGTAATAGACCAGTCACGGATAGTGTGGGCTACGTGGGTGCTAATAGCAGGACATTGTGAGCAAAGTTCAATTAAGTCATTGGAGACGAAGACTTCTATTTTGGCTCCCAGTTCAAACTCCTCGACTTTTGAAGCAGCTATAAGGGTGGCAACATCAGAAGGTCTGACTACTTCTAACACCAATCCCGATAAAAGTGTTGATGTATCTTCTTTCATGACCTTTCCTCTTGGGATTCAAGAAGTGCTCCATAAAGAAAGGAAAGCGCGTTATCTACTGCTTGCTGTAGATGGGCAGCTTCACTACCAAAGACAAATCTTTGGCATGGTTTTTGACCTTTAAAGAGTATTTCAGATGTTTCTTTAATAGCCAACTCCAATCTCTCTACTTCTGAGAGAAGCCAGTTTAAATCGTCGTCGCTGAGCGAAGTTTTATGAGTATCCCGAATCCACTTTAGTCTTTCAATGCCGGTCATTTTTCGAGCCTTTCCATCAATTCGTCCACATAAGGAGATAAGTAACCATCGTTAGGGACGGGTCGGGATAGCGTTTCGCATCCTGCTTCACTTGGGATTGCTCCATTGCGATGCCATTGCTTGTGCGATACCCGCATACGTCCTACTCCTGTTTTTCCACCTATCCGCTCCTGGCGACATTCGGTGTATTTTCGCTTCTCTTCCTTCGACTATATTTGTCGGCATTAACTTCGGCAAACCTTCAAGCCATAAACACGTTGTCTTTGTTTCGCCATGCCCAAATTGCCACGGCTGTATAATTTGATCAGGCTTCCTGATTTGACTCGAAATAATACTGACTGGGTTTTCCACACACTTCATGGCTATTGGTGCTGCAAATATGGCCCGTACAAAGTCCAACGCTTCTTTCTGCTCTTTACGCTTATCTTTGAACCATCTTGCTCCACTCACGGCTAGGTGCGTGCATGGTGGGTGGGCAATCAAAATGTCCCAACGGTTGTCCATCCAATTTCTCGCATCTCCAATTATGTGATGCTCATTTTCAGACTCGCTTGGCAGTAGGTCGCAAGACCAGGCATCAACGCCCTTTGCTCTAAAAGCGTCCCGCACTATGCCTGAAAATTCACACACGACTAGCACTCGCAATCCCATATCCCTCCCCACTACGCTCGCCTTCCTGTCTCGCTCAAACACGTCTCCCTCTGCTTCGCATCCGGTCCGACTGTGGTTCGGCTTATCTGTAGCCATTACACAAGCCTCAACTGAACATCGTCAGTATAGTAAACCTTACTTACGTGTTCTGCCAGAATACGTTCCATTACACCGAGAGTTATGTGGTCTCGTAGAAGAACATAGAGAAGAACTTTTAATTTATTGTTTTCGGTAATCATTTTTGATCCTTTGCTCTTACAAACCTAACAGCAGATTCAAGTAAATAAAATTGTGTTACGTTTTTTAATGCTGCCTCTTTTGTAGAATAAGCATCAGACGGTACCCTACTCGAATAAAGGTTTATCCAAACTTCTTTAGGATTTGGAGATTCCTTGGGAATAAGTTTCCTTAGCTGTTGTGCATAAAAACTCCACTTCCAAGAAGCTGAATCCATTTTTACCGTTATGTCATTAACGTCATCAGTATCAATGGCGATTATGGTTCCATATTCTCCATTATAGCTCTCGTCCGTTCCTGCAACGCCACCGTAAGCCGCCACTCTATCTCCTACCTTAAATTTGCTCATGATTTTTTCACCGTAAAACCATTAGCTTCGGCCTCTTTCCTACTCAAAGTCCCCGCGCGTTCATCTGCAAAAGCAGTCCTGACATAACCCACATCTGAAAAATGAACAAATCTGCCAGCTGGTTTAACTATCTTATAGACAACATCTGTTTGACCATCTTGAATGTAGGTTCCGTAACCCAATTCTAGCATAAGGGCTTCTAGTTCCTCACGAACCTTTCTCTCGCTCTCCTTAAGCATCTCTTTATACTTGGCCAACTCCAAAAACTTTTCGTGTTTCTCGTTCATATCTCTCCCTTAAATTTCGTACCAATTACCAATCTCTTCCCTAGAAACAGTGATCTTGTCTAGAAAACCCATATCCCTACCATCCTTCAAGACCCACCTAACCTTGAGCTTATATCTACCATCGGCCAAACGATAGCCCTTAAGGACATAAATAGCCGCGTCTAGCATTCTCTTGTGGGTATAAGTGCGAGTAGGACCAAACATAAGTTTTGTCTCCTAGTCAAAGAGTAGAGCAGAGGAACCCAAATGTCAACTAATAGCTTTCTAGCGCCACTTGTTTTTATGCAAAATAAATATTTGGTTGAAATTTGCTAATGATATTTTATAGTTATATTGTCTTAATATTGTCTTAATAATCATGTTTTCATCTTTGCAGCTTGTGATATGATATAGTAAATCGATTAGTTTCTTTCTTAATCAGGAAGAATTAGCAGTTGACCCTTGGTTAGTAATTAGAAGCCTACAGTGTTTGGAATTGCTTGGCTAGGGTTTCGCCTCGGATTGCATCTTTGGTTGCCGAAGGCTTCTAACCATTGGCTCTGTGATATAGTAGTGTTGGGTCAGCATAGGAATCTTATAGTATGAAGAAATGTAGTAAATGTAAGGAAAACAAAGAATTAGGTCAGTTTAGTAAGAGAAGTCGATCTAAGGATGGGCTTAAGTCTTGTTGTAAGGTTTGTGATAACCTTCGGAATGCAAATCGCTATAAAAGTAATAGAGAAGAAATTTTAGTTAAACAAGCTAAATATTCAGAAGAAAATAAAGAAAAAATATCTATTCGTAAAGCTGCGTATTATTCAGAAAACAAAGAACATATTTCAGCCGTCCATGCTGATTATCGTCAGAGCCATAAAGAAGAAATTGCTGCATATTTTGAAGAAAATAGGGAAAAAATATCTATTCAAAGATCTTCCCATAGAAATTCTTTGAGCGCAGAGGAAAAAGAAGAAATTGTTTCATATCAGTTAAGTTATAGAAAAGAAAATAAAGAAGAAATTTCCGACCAGAGAGCTTCATATAGGGCTAACCTAAGTGATGAAGAAAAAGAACAAAAAATAAAATATATGCTGTTTTATTATAAAACAAACAAAGTACAACTTTCTATAAAGAAAGCTATTTGGGCTAAAGAGAATATGGGAAAAATTATTGCTTCTTGTAATAAGAGGCGGGCAGCTAAACTCCAAAGAACTCCCAAGTGGCTTACAGAAGAACAATTTAAAGAGATTGAAAACTTTTATTGTATAGCTAACGAGCTTCAATGGCTGAGTGAAAACCCTCTTGTTGTTGACCATATTGTCCCTCTACAGGGTAAAAATGTTTCAGGTCTTCATGTTCCCGAAAATCTTCAAATTGTTACGGCTTCAATGAATTCTTCTAAAAAGAATAAGTTTAATTCTATAGAATACAATAAAATTTATTTAAAACAACTGACGGAGACTGTAAATGGAAAATGATACCGATATCATTATTAATGGGTCCGAAGCCACTTGGATTATGCCCAGGACAGATGGCGAACTAGGTGGGACATATACCGGCACATTTATTTTTAGATGTTTTTTGGATCCTTTAAGGCAACTCCAGGCTGGTCGTGAGTACCGGGAGCTTCTCGGCTCCCTTGGTGCTCAAGCATCGGAGAGTGAGGGTAATATTTCATTTGCTCTCTGTCAAGTTAAAAATAGACTTATAAAGGGGCCCCCTTTTTGGACCTCTACTTTGCAAGAAAGTGGTATGTCAGGAAATATTGGAGACCTTAACATTATTGCCATGGTTCTAGATGCAGCTATTCGTTCCGAAAACCTGTTTAAGGAAAAAATTGCCAAAGAAAGAGAAAGCGCCCTAGATAGAGGTATCAAAGTAGGGGAAGAAATCCTTCATGCTGAAGATGTGGAGGAATAATGGGACTCTACCTATTAGCCTGCCCTCATTGTCAGACGGTCTTCAATTGGTTCTCTGGAAGTGCCGATCAATTATGCCCTGGTTGCCGCTCTCTTAACAATACAAAGGAAAAAACTATGGATCATCAACAATTACACATGGATGCTCTTAACAAAGTCATCTCAACCCAAAACGAATTGATTACATTTCTAAAGAATGAAATTCAACGACTTAGTCAACAACCTCCTTATCCATTTCCTACCATAACAGGACCACTGGTACCGGGCGTCTATCCCAATACTCTGCCCTTTATTGGTGCTCCAGGGACTCCTGGAAATCCTTACACTATAACCTGTGCCGATGTGAATCCAACCGATTTTCTTGGTGGCAGCGTCAATGTAGGTGGAACCATACAAGGTGGAGGTATAACGGTTGGCACCGGCTCTATCACAAGTACAGTAACTTTCCCACCTGGATCGGTTGTGTAAAATTAACTTCTACGAGTTAGTCGAACTTGCTCAGATAAAAGCTATAGGGGTGGCCTTAGAACCAACCTCTGAGAGCGTTTGGAGAATGCGCTGTAGGAGCTACTCTGAGATGTTTCATACGCCTTTGCATATGGTCGATGACTTAGATCCAATGTATGTCTTACAGGCATTATCAGAATCTAAGTACCCTCCCTCAATTGTAGATGAGGAGCTTGAGGAATTACTTGAGACTCTTTACAAGATGAAAGATCCTACTTACTCTAGGATGAGTGCTCAGGAAACAGAAGATCTTGTTGACGCTGTGATTAATAAGGAAATAAAAAGAACTTCTCAGAAAAAAGCCCCCACTCAAGATACCATACATGCGGCTATTCAAACAGCGGCAATTAAGGCTACTCCTAAAAGTGGAGGCATGAGCTTTGGTGAGTTAGAGACTATGGAAACTAAGAGTGAAGCTAACAAGGCAGGATTTAAGGATTGATGTGTTTAAAGTAGTAAACAGAAGAGTAATAACTAAAATATTAGTAGATCAAATGGAAGCATCTGTTCTTTCTTTGGGAGATCCTTACGATCTAACTAGATATCCTTCTTATTCATTCTATCTCGATAGGTATGGAGAAACATTACATTTTCAAATAATAGAAAAAATGTTTAATCAAGCTAAAGAATACTGTCAAAAATATTATCCAGAAGCCGTTGAGCGAATTGGTTGCTACTGCTGTTACGGTGATGGTCCAGATTTAGAATTTATATGGCTACCTAAGCAAGAGGATGGAACAATGGTGCTTGAATGCCATGTAGATTTTGACTTTAAAATATCAGATCGCGTAATCGATGGTGAATACGATCACTAGCACGATTAATCAGTATGTATTGGTCCCACGGGCTTTGGTGTTTTCTTGCTATGATCCCATTTATAGTCCAGAAAAAGCTTCAATAAAGTTGCATGTTCTCCGGATTGTTTTGCTATAACATCTAATTTAGATCTTTCCAGCTCTCCCTCCCTATTGACGCTAGCGTCATCGGACATCATATGAAACCAATCATGGGCTTCCAGCATTCTATAAAAACTAGCTAAAGAAATCATTCAGTAATCCCCTTCATCTTCCTCATCGTCCTCGTCAATTTCATAGGTCAATGTTTCTCCCTCTATCATTGCCTGAATTCGCTCGTATACGTCATGCTGTAGAGTTTCTGGATCATCCAAATCACCCTTAATCTTAATTGGACTCAAAACAATCTTTAAATACTTCACTTTTGAACTCCATTCTCTTTCTTATAAATTTCAGTTGCCTCACCCACCACATTAAGGAAATTGAGCATGAGTGTTTCATATTCTTCCCAAGTTTCAGGAGTGTTTCCCAACCCATCTCTCACTAGAGGTATAATTTTTGCGGTCTCTTCGTCTACAGTTTCATTCCATTCTTTGATATTCATTTTATCTCCTTTTGTTTAGAATTATTTACATTTTCTTTGATCCAAGTAAGGACCGACTCAACTTCATCCAACCTAGCTTCTGCTTCCTCTCGCATCCCACTAACAGATCCACAATCCCTCAAGCATGTAATAGAATCCGTAAGATTCTTAATTCTATACTTCAGACCATTTATTATTTCTTTGTTAGTCATCATTCGTCCTTTGTTCCATAAATTGCGCCAACAATAGCTAAGATAAAAAATAATAAAGCGGCCCATAATGCCCATTCGTGTACTATCATAAAATTCACTTTCACATAAAAAGGTTAGGAAAGGCAAGAATAACAACCCCGGCTTGGTAAAATATCCATATTACTATCGACACCATAATCAAACCAATATAGTCTTTCAAGAGGTTTCTCCAGAGTCTACCAAGGTATTATAGGACATATCATCAGAGTCCATCAGAGTGATAGTAGATCCTAGTAAGCTAGAAATGGTTCGCGCAAAATCGCTACTATCAAGAGCTTCCTCATCTGTGAGAGCCTTGACATTAAGTAGATCTTCTCTCACATTATCCAGTAGTCGGGTCATTTCATCCAATAGCTCCAATACGAACCCCATATCCTCAGTCCTATAAGCAGCCGTAGCGTTACTAGCATTATTAGCATAAGCCCAGCTAGCCTTAACCCTATTCAATGATTCTTGTTGATCGTTAGTCATTAGAAACCTCCATTAGTTCAAATTCTTCTTGTGTTGGAAGACATACCGTAACTTCTGCGTGGCCAACTACAGGCTGTTCATGCTTTTCATAGTCCCATTCGAAAGTATACAATTCATCTAAAGATATGTATAGTTTATTTCCATAACAAATGCCAGTAACGGTCGTCCTATCTGGACCCCATTTATAGATGGCTACATAGTAAATACTCATATTAAGCCATTCCTTCAAAATTCAATTCTGGAACTTCATTCTCTTCCGTATTATATTCTACATCAAACTCTTCAAGCAACTCAAATTTCACTTCTGGGAACTTATCCTCATCTAGGATATCACTTACCAGACTTGCCACTGCAGATTCGGCCTCGTCTTGATCTAGGCAGTCGTTCAATTCAACCACAAAACTTACTTTATAAACTCCTGATTTCACATTATCTCCTTAATAGAAATATCGTAAATACTATCGCCATAAATCTCACCTTCATCGGAAGATTCACCCCTATCAAATTTTTGCCTAGCTTCTTCTTCATTTTTAGCAAGAATTGTTCCTTTTCTCTTAACTTCAGTTTTATATGTTACAATAAATGTTTTAACACGTTCCCTTTTATTATTCATAGTCATTTCCCTCATAAAATTCACTCCTGGCTATTTTAAAACTACCAATACAAAACATCACCTAGGGTACAGCATTGAAGAAATACGTCTCCTGTAAGGGCGTCTTCATTATTTTTGACAATATCTTCAAAATGAAATGGAAACTTATCTGCCATAATTTGCAATCCTTCTTCTATGTAGAATCGCGTGATATGGTAGGTATGTTTGGTATTGATACTTCCCATTCTCCCCATTCCTTGCGCTCATCCCAGCCATCACCAACGACCTCAAGTCTTTGATGACCTCCACATTGATTACATTGTCGGCGTCCATTGTAGGGCTCATAGATCTCATTATGGGGACATTTTAAGATGTGGCGTCTTATAACTCCTAGAAAGATAGATAGCTCATAAAATACTTCTTTCTTCCATTTCCATGAAATGACACTAAGAGCGCATTCTAATTTATTGTGAGTGTATCTAGTATTTCTCTCAACCTTAGATCCAGAGGCTAAATCCTCAATATGAGCCTCAAATACTAGTGCCAAGGTTTCTCCAAAATTCATATCATCTCCTATGTGAGGCTAATTCTTTGTAATAATAAGCTCTGTCCGTTGTATAGATGGGCCAATTACCGAATTCATATGGAATCATGATACTGGTAGGACCAATGTAAGGCCTGATAGTAAAAATATGCCCTAATCCCAAGACACAGTGGCCAAGCTCATGAAAGGTCAACTCTTCTCTCTGATTATCAGTTGCTTGATTCCAAAACGTTCTATCGAAATGTATCACCTTGGTTCCATCCAATAAGAAAACACATTCCCCAACTAATGGAGCGGGTAGGTCCGCCATATCAGCGTTTATACCAAAAGTGCTGGCACCTATGTTTGCCTCAAACCGATCAAAATATGGAACTACTTTAGGGTCTATTGAAATCGATGGTTGAGCACACCCACTTAGAAACATCAAAATTAGTAGTGTTTTCATATCAATCCTCTACATTGAGATGTACCCATCTAACCAATTCACCATGCAAAGTTCTATCCAAAATATTATAGTTACAAAAGCAATCATGCACTCCCTGAAGCTCTTCCAATCCCTCTGGCTCTAAGGGCATATGGCTATTCAGATAAGGCATATCAAGCATAAGAGCACCAATACCACCGTAGATACTCTTTGCTACCTTGATATGTTCGTCTGGAATGAAACAACCTATGGCACAGCGATTGCTACGAGAATCTTCATAAAAACAGTTACCTTCATCATTAGATGCTTTAGTGCCATTATTGTATTTTAGAATCTTTTCAATCATCTTTGCTTTGGTATAACCATTGATAGCCTTATACATTTTTCGTTCTCCATCTAACACCATGAATCCTGATTTCATTTTCTAAATCCCTGCGATACCCAAGATCCTCACTAACAAGCTCATCATAGAACCTATCTCGCCAACTCTCAGGTATAATCCATTCATTCATCACGTATATTTGAGCCCAACCTTCATAATGTGGAGCCTCAGTATCCATCACACGAAAGTCGTTCTTATGAATTCTTAATCGTTCGTCTGTCATTTGATTCTCCTGTCCCTATCTATTGCTATCATCATGCCAACCAATATCTTTAATGATTTCAACAAATCCAATACAGAAATATGGTTACAAACTATACAGTTGCCTTATCTTTATCCAGTACGCGATATACGGTTTGACGGCTCAACTCTGTAATTTCCGCTATCTCTTGGACCGTCCTGCCCTCTTCCTTAAGCTTGCTTACCACTGAGTGCCCTGTCTTATATGGACGCCCTAGTTTGACTCCCTTGGCCCTAGCAGAGGCTAGGCCGCTGTTAATTCTTTCCTTGATCACCGAAGCTTCAAACTCTGCAAAGGCCCCCACGATTTGCATCATGAGCCTGCCGGTAGCTGTGGAAAGATCTATACCATCTTTCAATGCTACAAACTCGATATTTAATTCTTGGAACAAGGTAATCATTTCCAATAAATTAACTAACGATCTTGCTAACCTATCCAATTTATATATTACAACTCGGCAGATCTTGCCATCCTTGCAATCCTTCATTAGCTTATTCAAAGCTGGCCGATCCTTCTTGCGTCCAGAGATACCTATGTCCTCATAGACTACGAAATCTTCTATCTCTTTAGACTTTAGGTAATTCATGATATCTAAACGTTGAGAATCAGTACTCTGAGTGTGTCCTCCCTTAACACCTTCAGTTGATACACGCAAATAAATGGCTGTCTTGATCATAGCTCACTATCCTTAGCCTTCCTAAAATCTCCAGGATGGACCATCCAAACTACCTCTCCCGAAGACTTGGCTACTGCGCAATGCCCCAAAACATTAGAGATATTGCCAAGAAATAACACAGCCTCTCCATACTTCAAAGGATGGCCTTTTAGCATTCTCTTTGGATCTTTTTTGGCCCATGCAGGCGCAAATACGATAATAGACATCGCTTTGTGTATCATGTATCCTCGTCCATCTCTCCAGCTAGTTTGATTAAAGCCAACCCTAACATCTTGGCAAGCTTTGGAGTCAAAGGCAACCTAGTATTTCCATAGTAGTTTACGCTATCTTCAGTCGTAGTTCTTATCTCTATCAAACCTAAATGGTCCCTATCCTCACCTATTTCTAGGAAAGCGTCCTTATCGTCTCCATACACTCTTAAGACATGCTGTGTCTTGTAGGTCTCATTGTCTCTCATGGTATCTCCTAAAGAAGTTTGTAGTTCTTCTCGATCCAACTGGCAATGGCATGGAAAGTAGCCCCTTCATCATTGGCAGCCGCTAAGTTTGTAAACTTCATAGTTTTATTTTTTACTCGTATCTTAACATTCTTTTCGTCCTCTGTATCGTAATCTCCAGCTTCATCGCTCATTGGCGTTCCATCAAATGAATTAATGTTGCAAGCATTTTGAACAGCAGATGTATTTAGAAGATCTTCACGGCAAAGAAACTCATCCCCAACCTTATTAATTTCTGCCAACACACCAAGGCAGCAAAAACAGTCATCCCCATTGGAATCCTGTCTCTTAAGACTGCCAGTTCCTTGCTTGTATTTACCTGACCTAAGTGCTCGAACCCATTTCATCGCTCTTGCTTTTTTCATATATTTCCCTAGAATTTTGGATCTAGTTTGATCCTGTTTGGAAAGTTCTTCTCCACAAAATTAACCAACACACTTCTGGTCTTCTTCCCCACACCAGTTTTGTCTGCTTGATCCTCAAACTTTATGCTTAAGGCATGGAGATATTCTTTATTTGCTAAACAATTTAACACATATTGTTTCATATCTTTTGCTCCCTCCCACGAGAGAAAGTCTGGAGCCACATCTCCATGATCTGACATCTTTCTACCAAACCTGCTCACTTCATTGTTGCTAAATCCAGCCTTCCTCAATGTTGCACCAACCGCGCAAACTGGGCAATCCTTATCGCGCATCACTTTGCCATTGGCATCGATCTTAGCCCACTCTCCGCTGTACAATGGCTCGTTCTTAATAGCTTCCAAAACTTTCTTCTTACTAATGTATTTTGCTTTAATCATATTATCTCCTATTTAGGGAATTTTCTTACCGTAAATCTCTTCCTCTGACTCATCATCGTTGTATAGCTCATGCATAGCCTCTCCGTATCCATCCCAGTTGTCTACTCCATGAGATCTTAGCATATTCATTTCCTCATATGCCTCTTTTAATTCATCGTATTCTTTTTTAGTGATCGTAATGGTTTCGGTCATATTATTTCCTTTATTAAAAATTGTAACCCAAACCAAGTAACGCATTACCCTGAAGACTCACCCCAGCGCTAGCCCTAAAACTCTCACTCAAATCACGCTGATACATGACGCCCAAGTCTGGCTGATAGTTAGTGTTAGCCTTAAAACTGCTACCACTTGAGACGACAGATAGCTTATTTGGCGTAGCAATTGCAAGTAAGGCAAGAGAATTCTTTCGGCGCTCTTTCTCAACAACAATAGTTTTCTCAATGACCACGACCTTCTCGACTGGTTTCTCAACCACAACGATTTTAGTTTTTGGCTGAAAACAAGCAGCCTCCTCTTTAGTTAACTTCTTTTTAGCTTGTTTACAATCCACCACTTCCTTACAAGACTGATAGGCCAATGCTGGAACAGACACTAACATAATCAGAACCATTAACGACTTCATATTAACTCCTTATTAAAACTTCAAAATAAAACCCCTTGTGTCACAATTAACACAAGGGGCACAATATCAGAACGAAATGCTAACTCCAGACCAACTAGAAGTACTGACAGTATATACAGTGCTACCTGCCACCGCATTATATCCATTAGCGGCCCTTTGTGCTGGCCAAGACACTGTCCTATTGCCAGAAGTATCGGTACTCACAGAGAATTGGCACAACGAAGCATCTGTGTCCTCATAGCTGTTACCATCGGGCAATAGGGTATTGCGAACAGTTAGTGCATCGGAACTCCCACTGAATTCTGATAGAATCAAACCACCTGGGAGACCAAGCAATACTTCTTTCCAAGGACTGGACGATCCGCCACATGGTTGAATCACTGCTACCGTATTGTAGACTGGCGAAACTCCAGCAGTACCCTGAGATCCAGTTCCACCAGTGTTACCTTGGGCACCCTGAGAACCATTTGACCCAGTAGATCCAACTTGACCTTGTGACCCAGTCGCTCCATTTTGGCCATTACTTCCAGTTGCACCATTTACGCCATTGGTTCCGCTAGAACCTGTTCCACCAGTTGCACCCTTAATCCCAGAAGCTCCAGTTGCACCCACAGCGCCTTGACTACCCGTTGCACCTACTTGTCCTGTGGCTCCATTATTGCCCTGAGATCCTGTAGCGCCGTTTTGTCCATTGGTTCCTGCATTCCCTTGCGCGCCAGTCGATCCGTTAACGCCATTAGTGCCATTAGTGCCATTACTTCCAGTGGCCCCTACTTGTCCTTGTGAACCTGTAGCTCCATTGACACCATTACTGCCGTTTGTGCCATTACTGCCGTTGGCTCCAGTAGCACCGTTTTGACCATTGGTACCATTAGTTCCATTTTCTCCTCGTGATCCAGTGGCTCCGTTACTTCCTTGACTGCCAGTCCCGCCAGTTGCTCCCTGACTTCCAGTGCTGCCTTGACTACCTGTTCCACCAGTAGCGCCCTTAACGCCGCTCGCTCCCGTATTTCCCTGACTCCCACTTGCACCCGTGGCTCCCACAGCTCCATTTTGCCCACTGGCACCAGTATTGCCTTGAATTCCCTGTGAACCCGTGCCGCCAGTAGCCCCAATTGCACCGTTACTTCCATTCGTGCCATTGGTTCCGCTCGCTCCTGTGTTACCTTGCACACCAGGCAAGCCCTGAGATCCATCTTGACCATTGCAAACAATTGCGGTTTGTTGAATTTCAGTACAATCCAACAACCCATTGTTATCGAGATCTACGCCCATAGTGAATACCAATCCATATCCACCATCTCCATCGATTCCACTGTCAGGACAGGTAGACAATGGAGCTTCAGTAGGAGTGCCAAACAAAGCATTGTGCCCATTCAAACCGGCAATACCTTGGATACCCTGAGAACCATTGGTTCCATTTGACCCATTTTGACCAACAATTCCTGCTGGACCAGGACTTCCTGCTGGTCCTGGAACCTCAATGTACTTTTGTTCGCTACATCCAACCATGCTCAACACAACACATAAAAGTCCGATGCCTAGTGAAAAAACAATTGCTCTCTTATTCTCTTTACTAATTTGATTCATATATTTCCTTTTTTAAACTTCTTGTTATTATCTAATGCAACTAAAATACCACAATAAAGCCCTTAAAATTTACCACTATTAATACAAATAACTGTATAAGTTTTATATAATCGTATAACCGTTAATCACTTACCCTTTCGATAGTTCTCTCGATAGCAATCAAAGCATGTTGTTACCACAGTGCCTTCCAAAAGATCAAACATATCTAAGGGCATACCACATTCACGACATTCAGTCTTTGAACCTTTCTCCGTAGTGGGCTCATTTACGAGTGGTGCAGTCCATCTATCCTTATATTCCTTACGTTCTTTCTTCATTTAATCTTCTTCCTTAATAGTAAAATATTGCTTACCATCTAGAAACTTCGATACAACTATGCCATTCTCCACGATGTATTCGATTCCAATACCCTTCAAAGCGCTAGGTGACGAGCCTACATTAACAGAATCATCAAATTTGTCCAAGAAAGCCTCAAAATTGTCCATATCATCTCTAGTAGTCATACTGAATCCTCCACGTTATTTTCGATCCATTTAATTAGAGTTTTGCGAAGACTCATAGGATCGGTTTGATCCCATGAATCGTGCATTGACTGAAAATGTACCAATCCACGATGTTCCAAAGGCATATAGTCCTCTACCTCTGGCACTTTGTTTAGCAAATCGCTAACCACACCACCACCTTGAACAGCATCTTTAAGATACTTAATTGGAATAAAACAGCCGATAGCGCATCTATTACCTTTTTCTGTTTGATAAACACAGCTCTCGATCTCAAACGCATCTGTTTCGATCGCTTTCTTTCCATTATTGTACTTCTTGATCTTGGCAATCATCTTTGTTTTAGTATAGCCATTAATAGTCTTGAACATATAAATCCTTTCAGTTAAAAATCACTTTTCCAGCGCACTTACTCCTGAAGCTATTGATATTGCGAAAGTTAAGCCCAACAAAGTCCAAAACTCTTTGGTTTCAATAGTGAATCCCAATTTTGCCAAATAATATCCATAGGCAGCAAAAAAGATAACATTGATAATCCTAACCATACATTTCTCCTTTAAAAACACTTTTGGAACTCTCAATAGCCTTATGAACACTTCTCAGTAGACCAGGGCTAACAATCCTCTGATGGGCAATAGCAATCCTGATATGACCACAACCATAAATACTATGGCCACTCGACCTAATCAGGGTAAATCCATTCAACTCTAACATCTTGACAACTTCAATCAGCTTCATTGGTTTCATACGATTTCTTCCAACAAAGACTCGTCAAAATCAAAGATGCTGCCACCAAATTGTTCATCATACTGAACGCTTATAAATCCATCCGTCAAATTCTTCACATGAACGACTCCAGTTGCCCTTTCGGGTGCCATCCAAGTTTCAACCAATACAATAACTTTTGTTCCGGGTTTCATTTGTCACACTCGATCATCTCAATTAATTTGGTAATTTGAGCAGACTCCGCAGCAGACTCCGCAGCAGACCACGCAGCAGACTCCGCAGCAGACCACGCAGCAGACCTCGCAGACCACGCAGCAGACTCCGCAGCAGACCTCGCAGCAGACTCCGCAGACCTCGCAGACCTCGCAGCAGACCACGCAGCAGACTCCGCAGCAGACCTCGCAGACCTCGCAGCAGACCACGCAGCAGACTCCGCAGCAGACAATTCTTCTTGGGTAGCCTCATTATTTGCAAATCGCTCTGCAACATTGGCACATTCAACACTACGTGGATCGGGATCTTTAATAAAAATAAGG